CAATCGGCATGGCCATAGGGGGCGTTGGTGTGTTCGGTCCATAGCTTGTAGAGTGCCTGCATGTACCCGCCACAAACGGCGTAGGCGTGTGTCCGCTGGGTATTGAGGCAGCGGACGACGCCTGGCCGAACGCGGTCGGGCTCGATGCCGCCGGAGTGTTGACCGCCGATCATCAGGCCGTCCCAACTGCCGGGGACTTTCAGAAGGAAGTCCGTTATCTCTTTTGTGAAGTCGTCGGCCAGGACCATATCGTCCTCAAGCACCAGTAGTCGGTCAATACCATCCATGATTGCACGTTCAAGTATCTGCCGATGCGATTGCAAACATCCGAACGCCCCGCCCCCTTGGTCCCATTTTTCAGGCAGCGGCAGCCGGTCGCCGTCGATGGCCTCGAATACTTCCGGCATTTTGAACGGCCATCCCTTGGCTTTCAACTCATCTTGGAATGATTCAAGCCTGTCGGCTCGCCGTTTGAGGTTCACAACCACCACGCGGTCGAATGTCTCGGCGAGATTTTTCACGATGTCTTTTTCTGTCAGGCGGCAGGCATGGAGAATGAGCTGTTTGATGGCTATGTCGCGGCCGGGTAGCCCACTGAAAAACTTCCACCAGCGCAACCGCTTCTTTCCATCGACCGGTTCTGCAAACCAGTTTTGTTTGTTCGCACTTTCGGCAAGCACTCCCACATATTCGTCGATCCGCTCCCGCACTCCGACAGGACCAAGGGCATTCATTTCCGCGATCTTCGATTCACACCCGCACGATAGCGATGCCGACTCTCCGAAGTATTTGCGAATGAGGGCGTGGAGGTGGTCGCCAACACTAAAAGTACAAAACGAATCGTTTGGTTTTACTTCACTTGTTGGTTCTGCGTTTTTGTGACATCGGTGAGAGGCAAATGGTTTGTGGCATATTTCGACGAATCCGCACTGCGGACATTTAGCATAAAACAAGCCATTTGGTTGTTTGATCCCAGATATTTTACGAAATAGTAAATGTTCCGTTTTGTAAATAGTCGCCATGATTGTTGTTATTGAAAGTGCCAATTATTTCCGAACATTCGTGGATTGGTATCAGTTCAAAAATCCCTTCTCCGGTTGCACCAACTGCTATAATACCCAAAGAAAAAAGCATACGTCCAAGACTACTAGGATAGCCAGAATCCAACGTCAAATTGACCACAACTCCTAATGCTGCTTGGCAGAATTTGGCATCCACACAACTTATCGCTGATTCTCCACTCCAACTACAGCCAGATGTTTGATAAATCCTGATCGCCAGATCATTCAAAGCATTGCCACAAGTGGAGCAAGGATACGGATTTTCAATGCCGTAAAACTCTATTAAGTAACTGCTTTGTACTTCACCATCACAAAATGAACATGTAATTGCCGGGGATCCGCTCAAACTCGAACCGCTCGAACCGCTCGAACCGCTCGAACTACTCGAACTACTCGAACTACTACAGCAGCAGTTTGGGTCCATCGCAATCTTTCCATCCTTGAAAAGAATCTTGCCATTGTGGAACTGTACAGCCTCCCGCGTCAACGGAGTAAAGATGTTGCACCACCACGGCCTGTTGGTTCGCGTGCCGCATGGTTCGCAACCAGCAAGGACAGGTTTATCCTCCTTTACGAGTAGCCCAGACTTTCGTGTTTTGTACTTGCGTTTGAACATTATTCGCAACTGCCGCCGGTGTGCCATGTTTCCCACCCGGATTCATCACTTACCATATTGGCACGTAAAGTACGGGTCTTGTGCTGTAGATCGACGCCATTTACACGCTCAGCGGTTTCGACTGCTTGCGATTCAACACCAACCGCCAGAATAATCCAATCGTCGCCGTTTTGAGAGATAACGCAGGTAGCATCGTCTTTGACATACCAACCAAGAGGGTTTTCAACAGCAAGGTCATCATCCTCTGACAGTTTTGGAACCTGCCCATCATCCATAGCCGACACTGCATCCACCAATCCTGAAGACACACCCTTAGCCGAAGCCATACACATTTTGGCCTGCCGCTGCACTTCCGCGATCAGCACATTCCCGCTGGCCCCCATCATGCCCCAGCCGCAAGCACCGGCCGCCGAGCCCGTATCGTCCTTGCCCAACGCACGGATGCTCTTTGTGGAATCTTCCACCGTGAACGTCGAAGCGTTGTAATCCGTCGCCCACTCCTCCGTGTCCCTGTCCCAATTAACAGGCCAGGCGTCAGCCGTGTTCGTAGTGGGGGAAAGAGAAGTCTTCAGCTCAAAGACGGTGGGAGATTTGCTTACTGGAATAAACGCGGCACGTATTGGGTGCCACCAGGCAGATAGTCTGTCACCGACGCTGACTTTGGCGTCTGTTCCTAGGGTATCCACAAGCCATTTTATAGTACCTTCTGGATCGGCCGATACCCAGTCGTCGTTGAGTACCGTGGTGCCTGCCTTATAAAAACGTAAGACGCCTAAGTAGAGGTCTGGTACTGGATCGCCTTGGTATTCAACTTGTTCCACGATCTCGATGATCTGAAGTTGATAGGGTCGATTCTGCGTCGCATGAATCTTACCACCGACGTTCGATCCAGTTCCACCGCTGGCAAATAATCCTTCAACGACCTTGGTGCCTCGAAATACCCGACTGACCTCCTCGGCATAAAGGTCGTCTCCGGGTTTTTTATCTACTAGGTCTGCCATCGGTCGTCTCAGTTAATTACTTAGCTCTATAGTAAAAACGTCGGTCGAAACTTTCGACTACCTCTTATGTCGGTGCCATTCTACCCAAACCTAAAATAGATTATAATTAAGTTGGGGTAGTCTGTTTGTATATATATATATATATAGTAAGCAATCTGATTTTAATCAAGAATACAAACTCGACAGATTGCTAGAACCATACACCTCAGATCCATTGATCAGTAGCAGGTCAAACGTGTTCGTCTCAGGTCGGAAGAAGTAGTTATGCCCCTTGTATTGACCCAGAGACAACGATTGATCCATGTAAGCCGTGATGCACTTTTCTGAGAACTTCAGTGATACGGTTGCCATCTGCGTCCACCCGTCAGGACCATACTGGAATGTTGCTCTGGCCGATAAACTAGTAAACAAGATCGTACCCGTCGGAGCATTACCTAACAACGGCATATACGTGCTATTTACTGTACCTAGTTTCTGGCGATAGTTCGTCATCAAGTTGGGTAACTGATTATAGGGAAACTTCGGAAAAGTGACTGTCCATTCCGTCGTAGGTACGAACTTTGCCGATGGCAGCGTACTCATGTCGTAAGGGGTTTCTTGAGCGTTTACTTCTACCGTTCCTCCTGCTGGATCCACGTGGGCAATAGACGCTACGAACTTTGCCCCGGTAGCAGACGACATCTGTAAAAACTCGCCACCCGACTCTGCCGACAGCTCTAAGTAGTCTTCTACTGTCTGCCCTGACCCGTCGCCGCCTGTCAAACTCTTGTAGGAGATGGTTAGATTAAGAAAGTGGCAGTATTTGTTGTCTGCTACTGGGCTCCAGTTTGTATATTCTGGATCTGTTCGTTCAACCATCCATACTTTGTTTGGCTCAAACGGAGAAAATTCAATTTCCTGAACCGTCGTATTTGAAAATCCTGGGCAGCATCGTCCTGGCGTGACTGTAAAGCTACTGCCGGTAAATGATACGGTCGGGTTCGCCTCAGAGACAAACGCCGCCAGATCAGATTCCCGTATGATAATCTCTTCCGTGAGAGACAAGTCTTGACCGACTTTTCCCTTGGGGTATCCCTCCTTGCGACAATAGGGTATCCCACCCGCCGTTTTGAGAGACCAGGTGTTAGGATCGACGTAGATGCTCATTTCAATACCCCCAGCTTTTTCTTCGTCTCTTCGAGCAGGGCTTTCATGTCTTTCTCGATCATCGTCAGCTGTCCTAACTGTTTTTCTTGTACCGCTTCTGGACCGCCCTTCAAGATCATGTTCTGTATCTGCTTGCCGTAGTCTACAATACCAATTGCCCCAGTTACTCGATCCTTGTTCATCCCCTCGCGTCGCTGCTTTGCCGCTTCTTTGGTAGATCGTTCGGCTACTTCTGGAGAGATAAATCCACCCTGAAGTTCTTCCTTGATCTTATTCAACTCCTCAACGTACTTTTCTTGCGGCGTCTGAGTCGCCTCCGTTCGTTGCTTTGCTCGACTTTTTATCTCCTCTTGCTTCTTGTCAAACTCTTTCAGATCGGCTTCTTCTTGCTTGATTGCCCGTACATCAGCTATCTGCTGCTCTGTAGCACCTTCGTGTTGCCTAGCCCACTGCTCGACTGCCTTATCTACCTCTGTGTACTGCTCTTCTAGCATGTACAATTCGTTACGTTGCTCGCGGATCGACTTTGCCGCCTCTTCTTGGCCCTTCTCTGCAATAACTCGCCCAAACTCCCTAACCTGGGGCACACCAGCGTTTGGATGTTCCCGTTTGTATTTCTCTAACTCTTTTCTTGCCTCAGACCACTGTTCGGCTAACGCCTGAACCTCAAAGGCAAGATTATTGATTGGTTTCTGATCCTCGACAAATTGTAACTCACGGCGTAGTCCAATCACTCGATTCAATTCGTCACCGACTAAACCCCAATTATGCACGATGTCCCATATATCCTCCTGCATCTTGTTGTTTTTATTGGCGGCCCAAACTTGTGCGCTCAGATCAGTTATCTTCTTTTTCTTGGCTATCTCTTCGTCTAAAATTGCCTGCTGTTTCTCACTTACGGCGTTGGCCTGCTCTTTTTCTTTTGCAATCACCTTGGCGATTTCTACGTCAAGTTGAGCGCTTTTTGCTATCTCATCTTCTAGCTGCCTGCTACTTTTCCAAAGGTCATATATCTCATAGCTAACCGCTGCAATGCCTACCGCGACAGCCCCGATACCGGTAGCCGCAGTTAGACCGATACCCGCCGTAGTACCAGCCGCTGCCCCGGTTGTTGCCGCGCCAGCTATTGCCGCTCCACCTACGGTCGCTGCTCCCCCGGCGGCTGCTCCGCTAATAACCCCAGTGGCTACGCCGACAGTCTTCAGGGCTAGATATGCCTTTGTAGCAGTTTGTGCTCCCCATATTGCTATCTTCAGCGCAACGTAGGCTTCAGCGACCTTTGTCACAGCCTCAACTAGGTACTTATGCTCAGTGACAAAATTGCGTACTACCTCGACCCCCTGGATCGTTACTGCAACTAGGTCTTTCGCAGTCGGTACAAGAACTTCACCGATCGTCCTAGCCGTAATACCCATAGCATCTTTAAGAGTAGACCATAGACCCAAAAGAGACTGAGACTGCTTCTCCATCAAGTTGGCAAATCGGCCCCCTTCGCCGCTGAGACTGGCGAGTATCTTACGCAGGTCCTCAAAGCTAATCTGACCCTGACTCAGCATCTTCTGAGCTGCCTCGGTCGTTACTCCGTAGTATTTTGCGATGTCTGCCAGGCTCATCACGCCGCGAGTCGATAGCTGCCGGAAGTCTTGGGTCAGTAGTTTTCCCACACCGCGAATCTGGTTGAAGATCATGGCGATCATGCCAAAATCAGTGCTTGTCCCAGAGGCAGCGTTGCCTAGCATGTTGAGCGTCTGCATCAGATCGTCGCCGCGTTCGCCGAACTGGATCAGACCCCTGGCAGCCTGCAGAATCTCGGGCATCTCGAACGGCGTCTTAGCGGCGAACTCGGTCAGCGCCGACAGCGTCTTCTTCGTCTCCTGAGCGCTGCCCAGCATCGTGTCGAACGCGATCGTCGTCTGCTCAAATTGACCTGCCTTGCGCAGCGCCCCTAACGCGGCACCTGCTCCAGCTAATCCCATGATAGCCCCACGCAGGCTAGTCACAGACGCCAGCATGCTGCCCATCGCTGACTCCACGCCTGGGCGCGCTGCATTCAGGTCGGAGGGGAGACGGCTGACATCTCCCCTTACAGTCACCATCGCTCGTGCTAGTTCGATGCCAATCATGCACCTCCGCAACTTTAGCGTAGATCAACTATGTCATTTCAACAATTTCTGTTCTCTGGGAGATAACTTTGGTGGCTGCTTGTCCGCCTCTAATTTCTTACGGGCCGCCGCAGCCTCCATCAACTGCCTCGCCTTGGACTTACCAGCGATACGGGCCTTGATTGGTTTTCCATCACCGTCGATGCCCCGCATCTGTCTCTGAGGGTCAGCTCTGGCTACCAGGTTATCTGGATGTGTACGTTCCGTGCGATTCAGAAGTATCGATCGGTCAGTCATACGCATCATCACCTGATCCAGGGTCATCCGACCAACTTCTTCTGGGGTGAATCCGGCTCCGCCGTCGTTCGGATTATCGCAGAGCACACGTATGTGCCAGCATCCGATTCCGTACAGTAATCCACCCCGTGGCGATTCTTCTTCCACACCTGGCTTGTCGTCGTTTCGCCCTGTCGAGGCAAGCCCTACCCATTTCCCGACTGCGGCGCACTGAGTTTTTCAACTTCGCGTGCCGTTTCATTCAGTGTCTTAGCGTCCTTACCAACCGAATCAACGATCTGCTCACGAGTGACTCCGTTTGCACTAAAGCAGATCCAGATCAAGGTTATCATGCCATCATAGTTGCCTGTGATCCACCAGTGAACGTAGGGCACCCGGTACTGGGGCGGCTTACTGCCAGTCATCCTTTTGTACTCTTCAGGAGACAACGACTCTTGGTCCATAGAAGCAGCCGCCAGCCGACAAAGTCGAATGTCGTCAACCTTTTGGTCTTCCGTGATGGCCCAATGCTCGGCTAGCCAGATACGCAAAGAATCGCTTAGGATGATGCCCTTCGAGGAGTAGGCCATCTTCGTCGGTAGACTGTCGATGTCCCATCGGGCAACCTCGTCCATCTTCTTCTCCAGCAGTGCATCGCGCCGATCTTCTGGCACGAGGTCCAGATTCTTGCTGAAGGTCTCAAGATAACTGCGCTTATACCGTTCCAGACAGTCTCGTTCTACCTCCGTCAGTTCTCGAATACCTAATGGGCGGGGGGTACATTCCCTACCGCCGATGTTCACCGTGAATGCCGGGCTACCAGCGCCTACCGCTCTCGCAACGTCGTCCGCCATGCTAATTCTCCCGTGTGTTTTTACCCGCCTAGCCATTGTAGACGCTCTACGCAGGCGGCTAGGGGCCTACGTTAGTGTTTTAAGTTAGTTACTCCTAGTGTTTAACTGATAAACTGCGAGCGAAAGAACCACCAGGACTCAGACGGGTAATGAAGCCCAGAAGATAGGCTGTTTCGACGGAGAGTCGTTTGACGTGAGTGTTGGCGGGTGCCCTGGTTTTCCTACGTTCGCGCTCTAATGTACAATCTTGACACGGGCACGAGGCAAGCAGATGATGCTCGACCCGCGTTATCGTGTTTATCTCGTTTGGTTGAATCATCGTTCTATTACAATTCTCGTATAACCAAGTCAGTCGTTAGCTCGGCATACTTCGTGAAGTTGCGCCAGATTGTCCTGGGTAGTAGAATAGTCCGTCAGCGCCCCACGAGCTCGTCCACCCGACGACTTCTTCTGTGTCGATGTTGACTGTCAGGTTGAAGTCACTGTTCAATGCCCGTGGGAAGTCCCAATAGAGTGATTCTGACGGCGAGGCGACGTAACTAAGCCACAATACTCCGATGCAGATGTCGCCTGGCTGGAATAGATCGTAAATCTCATCATCCGACTGGTACTTACCTTCTGCCGTGAACGTAGCATCCTTACGGCCGGCGGCACGGTTGGTGTACCCACCGCTATCGGAGTCACCCCACTCAGCCGTGCTAGCCAACTTCTGGCTGACGGCCCACTGCGTCGTGCGGGCTACGAGAGAGGTGTCAACAACGAATTTGCCGTTACGCCCAGTGCGCGTGTTTTCTGAACTCATAATTAATGACTCCTATCCAAACAGTTTGACGGTTACGTGCTTTCTGAAGACAGACTAGAACTACTATGACTGGACGAACTGCTGCTCGTAGAAATGCTCGATGCACTGCTAGTCGAGCTAGCACTACTGGTAGAACTGCTGCTGGTAGAACTGCTGCTAGAGGAGTTGCTACTGGAAGAACTGCTAGAACTACTCTCAGAACTAGCAGAGCTAACTGAGCTGGTAGAAATGCTGCTAGAGCTAGTTGAGATGCTGCTTGTTGAGACGCTACTGCTGGATGAACTATTGCTCGACGCGCTGCTGACACTCGACGTGCTGCTAGAACTACTCAGGCTACTACTGCTGCTAGAACTAGATGATCCGCTGCTAGACAGACTGCTCTGAGAGCTGGACGACTGGCTGCTGGTAGACACGCTAGAACTGCTAGAGCTAGACTCATCGTCATCATGGCGGCCCAGTAGGTATAGAGAATAAGCAACGTCGCCGCCGTAGGCACGAAACGTAATTCGGTGACTCACTTCTCCAACGTCAAAGGCGTCCGTGGCAAGCTGAATCTTGATCAGCGACCCCTGCCCCTTCAAAGCGCCGCCGTTCGCTGCTGTATGACTACCGATTGGTGTCCAACCCTCACTGTCAGCCGGAGTTATCTCAAGTTGCCCCGCGTCAGCTACGGCATTCTCATTGGTGATGGCAATCGCCACGATCTCTTCGAGAGTTATGATCTGTCCAACACCGTCACGACCCTCGCCAGCACCGATGTCTACTCCGTTGAAGTCGTAGAGGTCAATCGTCTCCTGCTCGCCAGACAAGATCGTTCGGTTCTTTGATTGCCATCCGCGATTCGCCTGGCTGGCGTTGACTCCATCGGTTAGACTGACCGAGTAGTTCAGGTAGGGGTGCGTAACAGAGCTGCTACTGCCGTCAGACAGGGCATTGGTGATCGTACCAGACAGTTTAAGATTGATCTTTGGATTACTCATCGAGCGTGTAGCCATAACCGTCTTCTCCCTAGATTGCTATCGGTACGTCAGCGCGCACCAGATAAGAGATAATCCATTGGTACATCACGTCGTCTGTCCGAACGCCGTAGTCTGTCTGATACTGGGTAAGTACAACTCCACCATTCGCTAGGGTCAAGGAAGATCGCGGTGAGACGGTAGGATGCCCACCAAATTGCTCCATCACGCTCTCAGCTAAACTCGCCGCGATCTGCTTGGCTGATCTTGAATCGCCGTCGATCTCCGTCGCGTGTATGTTCAAAGTCAGCATCGTGTCGCGTGTCTCCCACTTCGTCATCCCATGACCTGACATTCGCTCCTTCGTGTCGCTCTTACTGAATTCAGCTACACAGTAGGGGAACGGCTGATCAGGTGCCGCCTCTGCGTCGCTGAGTACTGCATAATCTGTATCAGTAGGATCAGTCCATAACGCCTTGAACGTAGCGTCTAATCCGCTACTACCCCAAGCAGTAGCCAAACTAGACATCAGATCAGCGGCGCCTATGCTCATTACTTGATCGGACCCGTAAGCATTCTCTGGATAGTACCCTGCTCTTCTTGCAGTGTTCTAGTCAAGAACTTTCTATTCATCTTCGTCTCCAGTATCAACCCGTAGTCGAGAGTAGTTCCAACGTATCCTTCGGTGACTGCCGCAGTCAGCTTCTTCACGTCACTGAAAGTCGTTTTCAGTAGTTGAGTCGTGTCTGCTCGCGGAAACTCGCCTGGTTTACTTCTCTCTATGACGTAGACTTTTCTGGTAGATACACGAGTCGCCTTGACGACAGGCACGCTGATGTTCTTGACTACCTTGCTGAGTAAATATGCCGTCGCCATACGTACTCGTTGTTCCATCGTCATCGACACCTTGTCGCTGACTTCACGGATGAACCACTGGAATCTCGCAAGGTCCGTGTCAGCTCGCACGACGCGACGAGCGTAAGCGTTTGCAGTAGCTTGTGAGATTCCAGCCATCGTCGGTTATCCACCCATCGCTTGGAGTTTTTCAACCCACTGGGGAAAATCCCTCTCGAATCGCGGTTGACTGTTCGGTACGGTACTGCCTGGATTCAGCAGGAAGTTACCTTGCATCTTCTCGATTTCTGCAGCAGTAGGCAAAGCGCCCTTGACTACCTTCGCGTCGCCTGACTCAACAATCCAACTGATCTCTCGTACCAACGTCTTCATCCGATGTACGTCCAACGTGCCTCGCTGCGGGGCGATGCCGCGCAATTCACCGCTGATCTTGAAGGCGTTGTTCTCGATATGATTGAGAGCAGACTTGAGGCGGCTGCAGAACTCCTTGTCCGTGTGGAGTGGGTCTTTAACCTCGTAAGTCAACTTCACTGGATCGACTGTGATCTGCATACCTGGGATCGGAGGCAGCTGACCCAGGTAGGCCGACTGATCCTGTGGAATACGCGGCTCGCCTGTCTTCGCGTCAGTCACGGTTCGGCTAGCATTTACTGCACTACGTAGTTTGCAACCGGGGATCGCCTGCAGTAATAGATCGCAGTTGCGGTGGTGATCGGCCTCCACCGTAAACGGTTGGATCTGGATCATCTGCTCAGTACGTTCTGGTTTTTCCATCGTGGCGTTTGCCATGTTCGTTCTCTCTTTTTGAGTTTGGGGTTACGTCCGTTCTTGATTAAAAGTACCCCAGCGCCGGGAGAACGGGAACCGGCGCTGGGGCTTTCACACACCACCCCAGGCGCGATTACACAGGAGCCGTGCTAGTTACCGTGGCGCAAGCGCCTCGTTCCAACTGTCCACCGTAGCGGGCCATTGCGACCATGAGCAACTCGTTGCTTCTTAACAGCGTGTCGCCTTCCTTGGAAGTGCGAATGGTCAACCCTTCTCGCAAATACATACGGTACTTGGCCAATATGGCGAAGAACACCTGCGTATTTGCCATGCTGGTGTTGATCTTGAAGGGATAACCCATCAGGCTCCAGTTCTGGTAGCCCTGTGTACCCATACCGCCTTCACCGAACAGCCGGCGATTATCGGTAGCACCGATCGGAATCGCCTTGGCTCGGTAGTAACTGGTCTGAGTACCGCCGAATACCACACTGGACATCACGTTCGGTCGCAGTTCAGCCTTGGCGATACCAGTCAACATCGACTCGTAGTTGCCGATTGACGTTGCCCCACCCCAGGCGACGCTGGTCGTGCCCGACTTAGTCATCACGCCTTCCGGCCCGGTCGTGCCGTTGCCCGTGGCGATGGCATCGTCCAAGTCGTTGAGCAACGCTTCACCGTACTGTTGAGTCACGATCTGGCCGAAGTCAATCGGCGTGTCGCTGAGGAAGTCCAACCCGATTCGGATTGCACCTTCCCAACGATAGATCGTCGTGTTGAACGCACTGACGTAGCTCGCCGTGTTGAACAGCGTGACGGCCGTGTCGTCCACACCACCCCAGCCGCCCGCGACTTGGCCTACCGAGATGCCTTCCACCCGGCGACCACGAGTCAACGGTCGAGTCGTGACCAACGGGAACAACTCGCCATAGAGCAAAGGAGCCATGATAACCTGATCATCGAACACGATTGGGGCGGCTTCCAGACCGCCGCTGGTCGAGTCGTCGATCAGGGCTTTCTGCTCGTGCGGAAGCAATCGACGCCGCTTGATGTCGGCCTCATTTCCACCGTCCGATGCGCCGGACCATTCCATGTTCTCCAGCGCGTGGTAGATCAGCGACTTATCATGGTCGCTCAGCGACTGGAAGCCAAAGGTGCGGCTTCCACCCTTCCACGCCGTAGCGCATAAAAACTTGGCCCAGGCACCGGCGACTGCCTTGCTTCGCTGGCTGGGCTCGTCGATCGCCCGACCCTGCTCCGTAAAGCTCATCATCGGCCGTCCAGCCATCGAATGCTGTTTACCAGCCTTCGTCATCATCGGATAGACGGCAGCCTTCGTGGAACTGTCGTAGCACTCCACGGCCTCCTTGACGCGAACTTCGACATCCTTGGTCTCGCCGACGGCTATTCCAATAGCCGTTACCAAGCGAGACAGGTTACTGACTGCTTTTTCGCCGGCAACTTCGGTCTTCTTCTCGCCATCAAGTTTTACAACTTCAGTCTTGACTTCTTTGACTTCAGCAGTCGCCTGCTTCGTCAAACAGTCAGCCAACTTACCAAGCGAGTCGGCGATCTGGTTCAACTTTTTGTCGAACACGTTCGCCTCGTCAGTCTGAGCATCCTTACACAACTCCAGATACCGTTCCGCCGACAGTTTGCCAGTCGCAAACGCCTCACCGGCGGCCTTCGTGAACTCTTCGTCAGTCTTGGCCTCAAAGCCAAGAACTTCCGTGAGTTCTTTCTTCAGCATTTCCGTAAGTTTGATCATCAGATCACCTTTATAAACGGAACACATCCAACACTAGACCACCACGACCGCCGTGATGCGTCTTATTTTGTTTTATCAGATCATTCAAAAAAGCTACTTCCTGATAATCGGTTCGCTGCGTCTTCGTGAATCTTTAGTTGCTTACCATGCTGTTCAGCGGCAGCTTGATGGGCCTTAGCTTCTTGATAATTACCTATGCGCTCATTTGAATCGTCTGCACGTTCGTGAGATCTCTTAGCCTCTCGATGTAAAAAAGCCGCTTGCTGGTGATTTTGTCTTGACGGGTCTTTATTAGCTTTTGCCGTTGCCGCGTTAGCCACGGTTGACGCTTTCTTAGCCTTATTTGAATCTTTGCTAGCCTGCCTACCGCCGCTAAACTGATTACCACGGAATGGATGACCTGGGCCTTCTCCCTTCAGATTAAGATAATCGGCGACTGTTTTGTCTTGGATAGTAACTTGATCAATTGCTTTTAGGGTATCAACCATCTGCTTCCGCTGCTCCGGCGTAGCGCAGACGATGAAAGTGGCCATCGCGTCCTTGACGGTAATCTGCCCTGCGTCAGTCTCCTCAGGTGGCATCTCGCCGATCGACTTGACAACGGTATCAAGATGACCGTGTGCCTCTTTGATCAATGCTCGACAACTTCGGCTAGCATGGTCGCTACCCAAACTGAATACTTCCTTATGGCAGTCCATCGCGTCCTTGATATGCTGCTCATTCGACTTACTGAGCACTCGACCTAGCTTCTGATCGTTGAATGATTTAGATTTTTCAACTTGCTCCAACGTAATGACTCGATCGACCTTTCGAGGATCGCCAGACCACACCGGAGTACCGTCTGCCTCTTCCCAGTCGATCTCGTAGAGAGCGTTGTTGGTAGAAATGTTCCACCAGTAGGCAGACACCACGGCGTAGTCGTCAAACATTGCATCGATGCTGACGCATCCGTCATTGTCTCCCGGTGTCGGTAGTCCCTTGCTCTGCAGATAGGTCTTGGCAGTCACCGCGAGCTTGTCTCGCGTGTCTTCCCAAGAACCTGCGAACGATCCATTACCAACCATCTTCTGATCGTTGACTGGCTTTTTCTCGATCACGATGCTGGCACCGCATTCGGGACACTTACCGTCTTTGGGCATCGGACCAGACCAGTCGCAATCAGGGCAGGTCACTTCCTCGTCGGCACTTGCCTTTTTATCGTCGATTTGGTTTGGATCGACATCGGCTTCTTCTGGTGTACTGGACTTGACTTCTGCTCCTGCTCCCGCTTCTGCTCGATCTCTTGACTCGTTCTCATCTTTGATACCTCCAATTAAACCTGACTCAGCGGCCGTCTTTAGGTCAGACAGCGAATGACACTCTAACTCTTTCGTCTCGTCGCCCTTCGTCTCGCGGTACTTGATACTGATGCCGGGCACCGACACGTTACGACGATCGCGAATGCCGCGGCCAACGCACTTCATCAGCGGGCTGGTCAGCTTGTGACCTTCAACTAGCGACAGGATGACTTCCTCCGTCCGCGCGTCAATGTTAGCTGGCACGCTGACCAACGACTCTTCCATGATCTCAAACTTCGTCACGTCAAAACCATGCTGACGACCTGGATCACGGGCCTTCGTCTCCGTAAACTCCAAGGCGCGGAATCCATGACTGAATCGGCCCATGTCGTTGTCAACCATCACGGCTGCGTCGTGACACAGTTTATTGACATCCACGATGCAAGATTCAACAACCAACCGCTTAGTGCTCTGGTCAATCGTGACTAGGTATTTGCCGATCGGCTGGGTATGAACGTGCTGCCAGAGCAGCAGCATCTTGGGATCGATCGTAGCGCCGTCGCTATGTAGCGTATCGCCGTCACGATCCTCCATCGAGGAGGTAAGCACGTGACGGAAAGACATCAGCGTGTTCTTCGGTAGCTCCATCTTCAGTTTGAAACCTGCCATTCGCTTGTCGCCAGTGATCTGCTCCATCAGCATCTCTGGGTTACTGTAGACAAGCGTGTTGGACGCCTTACGTAGCAGGTCGTGGAACCCAGTACGGCTGTTACCTGTGATACGGCGGCAACCCTCTGGACCAACGTACTCGCCCAGAGTGGCGACGTATTTATCTGCAGTCAATATACCGTAAGCGAACTCCGTCTGCTTCTGACTTCGCTGCTGAATCGATCTAAGCAACTGATCCATTATGACTCCTAAGAAGTACGGAATACAGCCGTGGCGTCCAAAACGACAATCTGAGATACAGCAACAGTATCTTCGGGAACAATACCGTCCATCCACGTAATGGCCGATCCAAGGTCGATCTGGTCAGTCCCGTCAGGTATCTTGCTGACCGCCTTCGACTGATCTCGCTTGACGCCCAACCGCCGTAGAGCGAGGAACGTAGCATTCCTTAGCACCATGACTCGCTCTGTATCGGCGCGAAACAGCATACGAACAAAGTTGTTCAACTGATTCGCCGGCAACTCTTTCTGGATAGACATTCGATCAACTCCTGCTTAAACTTTAATTGATAATCGCCCTAAACCAACCGCTTACGGGCTGCTCCAGCTGCTAGAACTGGCACTGCTGGAGCTAGAACTATTGGAACTGGTCGAGATGCTGGAACTACTAGAGCTGCTGGAACTTGAGTTGCTAGAACTGTTACTGCTCCAACTGCTGCTAGACACAGAACTGGACGAACTGTTGCTAGAGGCGCTGGAGCTGGACGAACTCTCGGAACTGGTTGAGATGCTAGAGGAACTAGAACTGCTAGAGCTGCTCGTGCTCTGGCTCGACACACTGCTCACACTGCTCTCAGAGCTAGAACTCTCAGAGCTGGCAGAACTGGAGCTAGACGAACTCTCGGAACTGACAGAACTGGTAGAACTTGTTGAACTGGATGAGCTACTAGCAGAACTGATGCTGCTCACGCTGCTGGCAGAACTGGAGCTCAGGCTACTCGACGAGCTAGAACTCAGGCTAGAACTGGTGCTAGAGCTAGAACTCGACTCATCCTCCATCGACAGGATGCAGAGTCGATCTTCTGACCGAGGGCCAGGAAACTGCAACGATCCAGTGTGGAAATTAAGGATGGCTGGCGTGCTAACCTCACCAGTACTCTTAGTATCTACTAGTTTGGCCTGATAGATGACGTTGTCAGATAGTGATTGGGTAGATGATTCGGCCGTACCAGCCAACGTGTCAGATACAGTCGCAGACGGTTCTGTATCGTCACCTGCTCGCATCATACGAGTGATGGTCAACAGGCGCGAAGCCAATCCTACCGCTTGACCCAAACCGAACACGACGTTCTTGGACATGTCTTACTCCAATAAAAAAGCTGCAATACTAACTCAAAATCAGTCGACCACCAACTGACTGAGAAGTATCGCAGCTCTTGTCCGACGCCTAGATAACTTCCGATTAACCGCTCGGATACACTATAGTCTATAGGATACAGATTGGGTTAGGTAATTGGGTTGTAAAATCTTTAGGGAGTTATGTAATTACTCTAGGGGTTTATCGTATCAATCTTTGGGCAGTTTACAGCTAGGTAACTGCATGACCCCGGGTCTATCAAAACTATCGTCAGATACGCGGCAATGAATCAATCTTCCGCTGTTACCATGCACTTCAATCTTCAGAGTGTAATCCAATCCCTCATTCATGGCTTTGCAGAAGGCGCGGTCAAAGTCACCCATACGCCGAAGAAATAACGCTAAAGAAACGTCGTCTTTTAACGCTTCTCGATACCCGTTCTCTTTATGGTTACTCACAGTAGCAGTCTCCAATCCTCTTGTTTCTCGATTGTTAGTTCCATATCTTGCGTACTATAGATCAGCACTTCAACTTCAACGCCCGCCCACCGTTGAATCGACTGGCGTATCTTCTTCTGCTGCTCTGGGTCCAACCGATGGAAGCTCTTGACGATGACTCGATCTCCTGGTTCCATCTTTAACCGGTGGCATTGAACGTCAGCGAGTCTCTGTTTCACAGCCATAATACTTCAGTTGTTTCTAGTTTGTCGGCCATAATCGACCAGGGATTGTATCCACTTACGGCGTTGGTTATCTCGCCATTCCTGTCGTGATCTCTCTGAAGAAAGTCCAAACATAGCACCAGAGAAAAATCCCAGCGTGAATAGGGTTAGACTCGATACCACCCAAAAACAGATAGACCAAATAGACATGGTTCAATCCTTCCAGGTAACTACGACCTGTTTTTGATTTCGTATCACCATATTGACGTCCACGGTCCACTGCGCTACAGCTTTGACCGCCTTCAGCTCAGACTCGGTATGCCGATAGTCGCCTGACTTGTGTCGCACCCGCATCTGACGCCAGCGCATCACGTCTCTGTCGATGTACCGAGGGAATACTAGTATCTCGCCTCTAATGCGCTGATAAGCCGCCGACAGTTCTAGGTAGTTCTCCTCAACCTTCTCTGCTAGGCATATCTCGTCTGGGTTGCTTGGTAATAGTACCTCGGTGAATTGCCGGTGATTTACATTGCTCATTGTCGTTCTCCGTTCTATTCTTTGTACTGGTGGTCATACTAGACGTTTGGCTTTTCTCGTTATGAAATAGTGTAGACCACTTTTTATACTGCTCTTCGGCATCTATTAACTGATTCTGAGTTGGATTTACTTCAATGAAAATTGGTTTTGTCATTTTCTATCTCTTCACATTATCCCTTAGTCTACTGCCAGATTGTTTAATGCGCCACCTAAAACAGCGAACTCCTTTTTTCCCCTTAAATGTTTCTCTGCTGGCCATCCAGGATTGTCCTTAAATGACTCCCAGGAAAATAAAATACAACTGTAAGATACTTTTGCCGTAATTACCTTACCATCCTTTCCACTAAAACTACTCGTTGTTGACTTCTGGGTTGTCCAAGATTCGACAGAACCAGGAATATACGAACCTGCTAATTTACCAATCCCCCGATACACAGTGATTTCTTCTTTCTTAGCCAATTTCTTCTTATAAAACTGCTGAGTCTCTTCTTGTAGTTTCTTGCAATTGACTAAACCCCTATCTGGATTAAATGGTGTTTTCTCCCCTGAATCAGACCACAGATTTTTTAATCTATTCTGATCTAAGTTAGAAGCAAGACTTCGCATTATTTGCTGCGCAGAAGAGCCACCAATTATCGCCCAATCTTCTGCTAGGCCAGATCGAAATGACTCGTAATTCTGCGTGTAACCCCATAGCCTTACTCTATGCCTATCTACAGAAGAACGAAAATCTAACTCTTTTTTTCCTGACTCGCTATCTATCCGAGTTTTTAATGGCTTCCCGCTATTTATTTTTTCAAGCCCGTCAGACAACCGCGTCAATTGCTCAACCGTAAAATCGGTATGTTTGTAGTTTATAAAAAATGATTCGAGTTTTACTCCGTCGTAATCCTTGATCATTTTTGGAAGAATACCAATCAATTCATCTTTCTGTGCATCAGACATTTCTTTTGGTAAGTTTTCAAGTCGTACTGGCCAATCTCCCTTCCCCTTTCCTTCCCCATCATGTTTGATAAATCCGCGCTTATCGACTAACTCGTAAACTTCTTCAGAAGTCATTTTATCTAAAATACTTCTGGATTGATCATAATCCCCTATACCCAGCATTTCAGGAATCTGATACGCTTGTTTTGTTAGCTGTATTGGAGGAACATCGCCATTTAGTACTAACTGAACCGCCCTTAGTCTGTCTGTCAGTGGTAGACCCATCTGACTTTCTTCTATTTCGGACGCTGCAAACGCCCTCTTCAATCCAAATAACTGCGCTTGTTTAGCAATTATAGAGTCGGGTAGAGTTGGGGTAAGATTTCCAGTTAGTCTCGAACAGCCATCATTACTTTCTGTTTCTCTACCGCCAGTCCCTCCCCCCGTGTCTGGCGATAAGTGGATGTTGCTACCCACACCAAACCTACCGTCACTGTCGCGGGGTTGATCTGGAGAGTACTTAGTTTGTAGATTGCCAGTAGATGTTTCTTCAGTATACTGACGAGCGTAGTAGTCTTGCAGCAGTTGTTGTGAATCGGTGTTTTGTAATCCAAATACCTGTATCAAGGAACACTGACACTCGCATCGTTCCTCCGGCGGTAAACTGTAGTGTCCTGGCCAGGGGATTCGATAGCCTGATAGGTTCCATAGCCCATCTCTGTCAGCAGGTACTCCATCTAGGGCAGCGTGGGTAAGCCGCGTCGTCGTACCGAGTACGCTGAGCCATTGAGTCTGGATTGCTGACGACACCTCCGGCGGCAAGAACTCTCGTAGGTCGTCTGCCACCATCTTACGCGCACCATTCAGTGCGTTGCCCGACTCCGTGCGAGCGATGTTGGTGGCTCTCCGCATGGCATAGTCGTCGCCACCCAGCGATTCTTGCATCCGATCGGCCATCTCCCGAATCGACAGACCGTTTTTCAGCCCATCCTCCAGGATTCGATTGGCGTCTCCCATCGTCGTCTTAGCGATGTCCTGCCAGTAGTCCTGGCTGAACGACGTACGCAGCTCCTGGACGATCCTCCGCTTCATCGACGGAGGTAGTTCCGTCAGTATCTGATAAGGCAAGTCACCGTCGATCCACAAGCTAGCGTCGTCTAATAGATCGGTTAAGTCTGCCCGATTGTCTTCCAACCATCGCGTAGCTGTAGATTCTTTTGTTTGTATTAGACTGAATCGTTTTTTTAGATCGGTAATCTCGGTGAGTTCTGCCAGTAACCCGCCGCCCTTAGTCTCAATAAACTTGTCAACTCTGAATCGCGTGTTACGCGGAAACAGCACTTCACCTTCGGCTGGATTTTTTGATAGGGATGAAATATCAACGCCGGTTTTTCCATTTATTCGTAAAACTACATAGCCAGTAGGCGCATCTTTCTGCTTAAATGCCATCCGTTCTGAAATTGTAGGCGATATTCTTGTAGATGTATATGCCTTGTCCGTTATTTCACCATTACGAATCTGGCTTAAAATAGATTCAAACCTATCTTGCGTTGCTGTAAATGACCTAATAGTCACTCCGATTCTCAGCGGTTGAGAAGCTAGATACGCGTCAACCCCATTAACGATTCTATCAGAATCATCAATCGTACCGTTGCGTAATCCCTCGTTAATTCGCTGAAAATGGTCCTCAGTATAATCTTGTACTGCCTGTTTTGCTTTAGATAGTTTTGCTATACTTAGACTACCACTGCCTGTTCCAAATCTGCCATAGTCGTCTCTTGCCTGCTGCGGATTGAATCTTTTTGTTTGACTGACGGTAACTCCCAACTGGATCAGCTGGTTCCTCGCTGCCTCGGCCATACGCACTGCCAAGACAGGAAGCAGCCGATCAATGAGTTGTTGGGTTGCCTTGTCTTGGTTGAGTAGCAGTTTTTGCTTTACTGACTTGGTCGATTTTACTTTATTGAGCTGTCTAATCATCTCCTTGACTTGGCTCTTGAATACTGGGATCAAGGCATTCTTTATGTCCTCCTGAGTAGCCAACGCCTGCTTGGCGTGTAGACGATGGATAGCCAATCGACGCGCACGGCTGACCAACTGCTGACGTTTGAGAAGCAGCGCTTCCGAGGTCAAATCGATCAACCGCTTTACGTTGTCTAGGTAAGGCATGTCAGTCAATCGTAGAAATAATTGATTGAATTTCGGTTGTAATATCTTCGGCACGATCGGCGATAGAAGTAAGGATTGCGATGCTAGATCGCAGTTGATCTAACGCGGCGTCAAACTGTTCACCCAGATCATCAGCACTCTTCTTACGTCTGGCAGCTTGACGCTCCTTGATCTCCTTCAACTGGGCCTTCAAGTCGGCCATCCGCTTCTGACTTGCACTTAATTCTTGAGACAGTGAGGAGATTTTCGACTGGACTGGGGCCAGTAACTTTTCTACGTTAGCGGCCATTCGCTGCCGAACTTCATCACGAACTTCGTTGAATACTTCCAGTTTTTGCCGAGCAGATTCTAAGGCAGACTTCGCTTTTGCCACGGCCTTGTCCGCCTTGACAACTTCCCTATCGGCTTCTTTTTGAGTACCCTCTTCGCGGTCCCGACGTCGCTCCCACTGCGCGGTTGAAGCGGCATTAGACGGACCAGACGGACCAGACGGACCAGACGAACCAGAAGAACTTGGGCTGCTCGAACCACCGCCGCTTGCGAATTGCCCGTCTCTGTCGCGAGGCTGGGACGGGTTGAATTTTGTGACGAGGGCGTCTGCCACACTGCCGACGTCGAAGCTGATCGGCCGCTTTAACTCGGCAATCGCCTTGTTGACGGCCTCTGTCGCCTGCTGGACTGTAGCCTCTTTGGACGGTTGACCGGCGATAGCGGTAGCCTGATCGTCGCTGAGGCCCATTGCCACCATCGTCGCCTTCGCCTGGTCGTTCGTTATTGCCCCTGCCCCAACCTGAGCCAGCAGTTGGACTACCTGAGCAGCACCGCTACCGCTGAGGTTGGCTTGGTTGCTATCTTCGTCCGGCGGATAGCCAAGTTCAGCACGTAGCTCATTCTGACTGATGTCACCATTGGTACGGGCAAACTGAACTCCCTGCCATCGTAGACTGGGATCGTGGGGTTTGGCCTCCTCCCACCATACCTGTAAATCTTCTTGGCCTTCCGTACTTTGAACGACCTTCGTTACGAGCAAACTGAGCATCTCAAGAAACGTGTTGACCCGCTTGCAGAATCGTTCCTCGATCTTGGCGGCTTGGGCATATCCGCCAACGCTGACCGGCTCGCCAAGTATGTACGGATGAACGCCAAAGGCGCTGAGGATTCTGGTGCGTATCTTGTCCTCACTACGGCTCCATCCCATCTCGTTCTCTGTGTTGGAGAATCGGGCAATGTTCTCGATCAATCCATCAACGATTGCTGGGCTGCCGTAGTTAGCGATACCGCCCATTGCCTTGTTAATAGCGGCGTGAACCTGACGCCGCTGAGCGCCTGATAATCTTGGGCGTATTCCTCCAGGCACGTCTGGATGTGGATCCTTACCGATCGTCACCACGACGCTCGGAAATATACCACGACGAAAGTGCTGCTCTTGAGATGACTGGATGAATCTGTCAATACGCACGGCTGGCATCTGGCTAGTCACTGGGGCGATAGCAGACAGCGGATTACCTGGATCTGGCAGGTAGGCAAACGCCACGTTATCTCTAGTCAACGGTTCTTTAACACTGGCACTTGAATCTTTCGGGTCAGACACATAGAACCTGGAGAATGGCCCATTCTTATGGTCTGGCCGCACCCACGTACTGGGTAAAGAGTACATCTCTAAGTTGCCGTCCTTATCTACGTCAAAGACGACGTAGGCCCAACCCGTCAGATTCAGGCTCGCCACAAAACTGTAGACGAACTGCCAACGCGCCTGAATTGGATTGGGCTGCTCTAGGGACTTGATCAGGGGGTGGTCAATCAGAACGTCCAGCTCCTGCTGTGCCGCCTTGGCTCTGACATGCTTTGGTAGCAGGGCGATAGACTTCTTACCCGACGGCCCCCGCTTCTTCTGAGTAGTCTTGCTACTCTCGATTCTGGCGAGAGTAGCTGGTTGCCCGGCTGATTCGGAAGCTAAAGCATTGATCGCAGAATAGAGCCAACCATGGAATGCCCCATAATTTTCTTTGTTGCGTTGCTGTGACTTATAACCACCAAACATCGACTCACCTGCTATACCCGGCGACAGGGAAGATATTAACGTTCCAGCATCTTTCATCTGCTGGGCGTGGATCATCGTCTGGGCGATACAGGCATTACCCTGATCAATAGCCTTGGTCAGCACAGAACTCATCCTAATCCTCCTTCGTTCGCAAAGCTACCTGACGTGCAGTCTGTATGGCAGTATCAGCCCTGTATCTTTCCAACACCAGCTGGTTAGCAGCCGTAAGGGCCGTCACTTCGATTCCCAGGACGGTATTTTCACTGCGCAACGATTCCAGTACTGTATCGTGTTGGCGTACCAACTGATCGGCCTCACTGATCCGCTTCTGATAGTCATCTGTAATCGTAGATAGACGACGAGAAAAATCGCCCAGTTTCAAAATAGCCTGGTTTAACTGTTCGAGCAGTTGTTGGCTATCTACCATCCACCGTTCTACCTGTCTTTGAGCCGTAGTTCGTTGGCGTATGCAGAAATGATTCTTGATTCGGAGGATCCAAACTTTTAACACTATTTGTCCTCCATAGTAAATTCAGCGTCTTCTTGGTGATTGCCGTTACTATTTTTGAAACCCAATAGATCGCCAGTATCGGAAAGCGGCAATGCCACTCTCGGTAACGGATCTGGTAGAGGCAATCTAGGTTTGACCGTCAAATCTTCTAAGAGTTGTTTGGCGCATACTTCTGCGGCGTCGTTCGGAAACTTCCACGTCACTCGACTGCATAGAGTCACGACACCATCGTCTGACACTTGCCAGACAGCAGATAGCCATCGTCCGCTGATACCAGTTATCGCTTTTTCTGCCGCATGACGTGCGCCAGCTTCTGACATCATCTCCACTACTTTTCTTTCACTACCTATGCTCATTATCGTTCTCCTGAGTTATTGGGGTGGGGATACGGTCTATTATCGCTCTCTATTCCGGCAGTCAACTAGCGTCTACTACGCCAGGCAACATACGGATATTTGACTGAATACAAAATGTTTCTAACTGGCTTCTCAGTTCTTGTGCCTTACTACTACCCGACTTTTCATTCGTACCATCGCAATAGTCAATCCCGCAATCTTCTCCGTAGTCAAGCAAAAACTGGCCGTCGTCGATGTTGATAATCGCCGAGGCGTGTACGACGATCTGTATCTTTATTGCTCTGTGTAAATCTTGTGTGTCTAATCCACGCCGGGTTAGGCTAAAATGCACTGCGTTTCTAACCAGAGACAATCCGCCATCTTCTATCTGGTTGTTAAGATTAGTAATAAATCCATCCATCGTATCGCAGATGACTCTCATACGTTCTCCTCCAGATTCACCATAACTCTGTAGATAATACCCAATCCAACGCTCTTGTCTGGGTGTGCTACGCTGCGAACTGAATGTAAATTACCTTCGATGTAAAGAACGTGGGATTCGTTTATCACGGGATCTTCTGCGAAGTAGACTTTATGACTGACCGTGATGTCTCGTTGCTGGTATCTAGTTTTTTCAGAGTCACTCGCAGGCTGTCTCCAGCACGCTCGATTCGTAAATACCGTCGTATAGCTATCTTTAGAACCCAGCATCGAATCGCGGGTTCTCGTTCTCTTCTTAGCGGTGGCTAGATGTGGTAGGTTATCTAATAGCATCGGCGTAATTACATCATGAATCCGTAGTTAAGAAAGGGAGATAACTTCTCTTTCGTCTCTGGCGTCAGACTGCCCCCGCGATCCAATTGCGCCGCAGAAGCGCCGTCTGCACTGTAGGAGTAATCACCGAGACTTTCACTGGTAATCGCGCCAGCCACAAATCCAGTCCGCGTACTTTTTCTGAGAGAATAGTGACGGCGTACTCGACGAACTGCTTCATAAAGTACGGCCTCTTGTATTGGAGAAGCGTCGATACTTGTGTCTTGCCCGTGCAATTCTTCTTGCGTATATCCGGCATAGTAAGTAATTTGAATCGTTCCAGGAGAATTAGGCCACGCTCCTACGCTCATCACCACTCCATCGCTGCAGACTCTATCGCCGTCACTATCCGTCTTATCGTAGTTAGGCCAATAATCCTCCCCCTCAACTTTTTCTGTCTCTTCGCTGAATGACCCAGATTTTGCTCCAGACCTTCCATCGTAGTCAATTCGCAAGCTAGTTACGCTGCGTACTGGCAGACTCTGGAGTTGTAATTGCCCCGTAGCTCCTTCTACAGTTTGCCTGAGGACGGCAGAGTTACCGTCTGCCTCCCAGACTCCTTCGCTATCCTGTGTATTGGCTTGCTGTTTTGGATAATACTCCGTGTGTTCTCCGTAGACTGGATCATAGCCAAGATACTGGCGAACGGCTGCTGCTGATCTAACTAACGCAGTTTGCGCTATTGCCCGTTCCTCGTCTGTAACTGAAGAAGACAAACCAAGTTCAAGCAGCAATTCTGAGATACTTACTATAGTATTCATCAAGTATTCTCCAGCACAAAGCATTGACGGGATACGGTTTTCCACTCTGGCCCGTCGTCTGCATCGTAGTAATCTACGAGCATCGTGTAGGTACCTGGAGTAAATCCTAGATCATCTGCGTCTAAGATAAGACGGTTTGCCGCACCCTTTGTCAAACTGCTACCGTTTGCCGTAGGAGATTGACTGTCTACGGTCAATAGTGCAGTCTCACCTTCCCTACCAATACTTATACGCACTCGGTCAGTCGATCCGGGAGTTATCGTGATTCCGTCGGCATCTAAAATCGTGATGTCCCTGGCCAGTCTACGGTTCTTATATGCTAGGATCAAGGCCATGTTAATTCCAATCAACAACTGGTACTGATACCACACCAGATAATCCGCTGGATACCGTTTTTGTAAACTCCGCTGTAGATACAGAAGCGTCAGCAGGTCCAACTTTTACCGCTATTTTACTGGAAGGATACCTGATTTTTCTAAACGTCGGGTCAAACGGCGGATACAACCACATCGCAGCGTCACGATAGCTAATTTCGCCGGTTACTTCTCCGAATAGTCTCATACTGGCGGTCCTACCTCCTGCGTAGTACCATCGTCACTGAGGGATTGCGTCGTGATTGTTTCTCCAGATTCACTCTTTACTATCAGCGCAGTAGAAGTCATGCTTGCCCTTCGGTGCCGTTGGATCAACCAGCGTACCCAACCGATGAAATTAGTCGGTTTTGCAGTGGGTTCTACGTCAGCGATGTCGTCCAGACCAGAAGAAGAGAGGGAATAGCCTGTTTTGCTTGCGGCAGTAGGCGTTACTTCTTGTGTCGCCGGATTGAACGTCGAGAATCCGGTAGCGGTCAGATAGGCTGCATCGCCCCTGTCCCGCATCGCCTCGTTGCTATCCGTCGTCTCATTAAATGTTCCACCACCGATATTGATCTCAGTCTTTGCAGTTGAATCCATCACGTCTTTACGAAACAACCCACGTAGCCATTTAGCAACCAGTGTAATACCGGCAAACTTTCCTGCGAGTGTTGAAGCATCCACAGCCGTTGTAACGCTCATTTTCATTGTATCCGTCAAATCCCCGGTTGTCGGGGCATTAGTCAGATTCGTTACAGTAGTAATAGTCCCGGCCGTAATGTTTGTAGGCGTTGCAAACCCAGTGGCAGTCAAATAGGCTACGTCACCTCGATCGCGGATTGCCTCCATGCTGTCCGTTGCTTCATTGAATGTGCCACCACCAAGATTCACTTCACTCTTGGCCGTTGCGTCCATTGCGTCTTTACGGAACAAACCGCGAATCAATTTTACAAAGAGCGTGACGCCGGCGAACTTTCCGGCAAAGGTCGAGGCATCAACGGCTGTTGCTACGCTGGTTTTCATCGTATCTGTCAGGTCGCCTACCGTGGGAGCGTTGGTCAGATTCGTGACCGTCGTAATGGTTCCAGCCGTAATGTTGGTTGGCGTTGCAAATCCAGTTGCCGTCAACCAGTTGCCCTGATTGGTTTGCAGCTCGTTGGTGTCGGCGAGAATGTCGTTAACATGCTTGTTGAGGCTTCCGGTTGCCGGGTCTCCGGCCGACGGGGCGAGTTTCAGGGCGTCGGGAATATCCTGTAAAACGAGGGTGCTGGTTCCGATCGTCGGCTTGTTGGTCACGTCGGCCGACCAATCGAGTGTGGCAGTCGCTTTGCCGCTTGCGTTGGTGGCAACACGTCCTACATCCGTGTACGTGCCATAAGTCTTGGTCCGGTCGTAGTCGCAACCGTCCAAGACGATCGTGGCTGTGCCCTCGTTGTAGACGTCGTAAGCACTATTGCCCGCCGCTGTCTTGGTGCGAATGCGACAATTATTAGCGCGAATGGTCGAGCCGTTAGAGCCGCTGAGGCCGCGAATGTCGGCAGAGGCAGCGGAAACGGCCGTGCATTCGCAATTCGACAGGTACAGGGTTCCACGCACCTGGGAAAGGCTTGAGGTCACATTGAATTGCGAATCGGAAATCTGCATCGTGGTCCCGAGTACGTCGCTCGCAAAACCCGAAAGACATCCAGATACGTCAAGATTGCGGACGGTTATACTTCCACCGTTCACCCATAGCATGATTACCGTATTGCCGCCGCTATGGCTCACTTTTTCGAGTGTGCTGTTCGTGAAAATAGACTGCCCTCGGGATACAATGCCGCCGAATGCGTAGCCGGTTGTTCCTGTCAGGACCGTGCGGAAGTCGGATAGCCGCCCGTTGCTTGGCGACCGAAACGCCGCAGGGTCGGAGTCGGCTCGCGTAAACGTGAATGTTGTGGTACTGCGCCCTGACCCGCGAACCGAAACGCCGTCCGGCGTGTTGATCGAATTGGACCCGACCGTGAAATGTCCATCGCATAGAACCAAGTCGCCTGCCGCGGCTGCCTCGATAACCGTCTTGGGCGTCAGCTTGGCCGTTGCCCACGATAGGCCGTCATTGGAGTCGTTGCCAGCGGTAGAGACGTGCCAGATTGTTCCTTTTACGCCCTGGAAGTCTTGCCTGGTTAGCGTCGAAACGCTTTCGTCACCCGTCAGCCCCAACGCGGTCCGCAGTGTATCCGTGGTCATGCCAGTTCCCTCCACGCCAATGATTGTTGTGTCGCCGTCGATATGGTCGGACGCGGCAGTTACGGCCGCTTGATCGGTAGCAAGCTGTGCGGCCTGACTCGTTTCAGTTGTCGGATACGTTCCGAGACTGCCGTCACCACGATCCACGCCGCTCTTCACGTCCCCGACAGCCGCAACGGGCGAGACAATCGCGGGCTTTCGCAAGCAGGCCACCTGACCGCTGATGACGTCGTGGTGCAGCACGGCCGGATTTGTAATCGCACCCCAGCCGAGTGCAACGAAACCAATCGAGCCCAAGCACGGGTATGCCACAGTGTCCCTGCGATGCGCTCCGATAGTGCCTTGGTTAATCGTGGTCGTCCCGATTGTCGGGGCATTTTCGAATCCGACAAACTTGCCATCAAAATAGGCGTCCATGCGACTGGCGGAGGTCAGCAAGAGCATCAGTGAATGCAGATTCCCGTCGTTCAGCGTGGCAATGGTGGCATCCAAAGTCATGGCGTTGCCCGCGTCGTCCCGAGCAATGAAGTAAGCGTGGCCCGCACTGGGCACGTTGACGCCGATTGCTATCGTGGGCGTCGATGTTGTCGAGCGACCAATTGAAACAGGATACGCCTGCGCCGCCGTGGACGTGTTGTGGTAGAGGAAATAAATCCATTTCGGGTACGCGGCGGCATTGAAGTCCACGGCCGCATCGTCCATCGTGATATATTTCGACGTGCTCCACCCCGACAACTCTTTTCCTATCGCACCATCTGCCCACGTCAGCTCCCCGACCATCACTGGTTGGTATGCCCGAGTAGCTTCGCCAATCGTTGTCCCCGACCCTTCGGTTAGCGGAACAATCAGCTTTGCACCATGCGGTGTAAGTGATCGCTGAAAATCCACGATTGCCGGCTTGGTGGTTGGCAATAACGGCGTTGTCCGCATCGTGTATATTGCAGTGTCGTAGCTGTTGTAGTAGGGATAGCTTCCAGCCCACCAGACAATCTGCGTGGGCGAGAGTCCTCGAACGGCATAAGGTCTCGCATTGAGAACGCCCGTCGTCCCGCTGATGTCGGCAGTCATTGCCCACGTACCATCAACCTTATCCCACTGCTCAAGACGTGCGTCGTCAACGGCGTGCTTTCGGGCCAGATAAACGCGGTCAGTAACGTTTGGGTCCAAACAGAATCCCGGCGTATATTCGGGGCAAAGCGTATCAGGGTCAGGCGACAACCAATTCGGCACGTAATCGGTGGCCCCATCGTGAATCAACTCTGTATTCCAAACGCCGTTAATCAGTTGTGCTCGATGAAAAGAATGGGTATCTAGCGGGTCCGTCACGTCAACGTATGTTGTGAACGCAATCGTCAACACGCCATTTACTGGCAGGATGTCCCACATCCAACTATTCCCGTCGTCCCACACGATCGACGCTGCGCCTAATGCCGCCGGCGTCAACGGCAGATCGGCTCCTGCGAGCTTCACGCCCGCACTGGTATATGTCCCAATCTGCGTTCCCGCCGAGTCGTAGATGGCGAATCCGCTCCCGTCGGCCTTCACAATCTGATAGAAGTGGTACAGATTGTTCGTGGTGAGAACATGCTTTGGGTGGTCGTTACTGACTACGAAGTCAAAGCGGTTGCCTGTTTGTATTTGCTTGAGGTATGGAAATTCCTCCGATTTGTACAAGGCAAACGGCGTTGTCCACGTTGCGCCATCGTCCGTCGAAGTGCGAAGCATCCACCGCAGACCATCCGCCACTGTTGTACGCCGAGAGACAGCCCAAATCGTGTTGTTTGTGTCGTGGGTCTGGCCTAATTGCCAGTAGCTGTCCCCGTTGCCGGCCGTGTTGTTCATTACGACGATCGGCCCCCATGCAGAGATCGAGTTGACGCTCGTCGTCGTCTGACAGTAGGAGTAACCGGCATGTTGGCTGTAGGCGGCCAATACTTTTCCCGAGAACAACGGCAGTACGGCCGGATCGTCGTGGTCGTCGTATTCCAAGAGGCCGCCGTTATATAGACTGGCGACATGCCACGCCTGACTGCTCGGCGAATACTGGCCGATGAACACCCGACCCGTCGAGTCAATCCAGCCCATGAACCAGCTATTCATTGCCGCCGAATAGATGGCAATGGGTTCGTTGATCCAATTCCAGCAGCCGTCGGGGACAAGTTGGGTCATGGGTTATCCTCCTGACCCTTTCGATAACTTTTCCATAATTTTAATGTGATTATCTAACATCATACGGTGTTCATTTTTTGCCTGTTCCATTGAATCTAGCATCGCGCGATGTTCGATAGCCATTTGCACGAATAGACTTGATCGTTCACGTAAAACCCTATCAAGACTAGCTAGAGTTTCTGCTTGCTGCTTAGACACCTGCCCTTGAAGCTCGATATTTGTCGTATACTGCTGTACCAATGGGTCGGCAATCCGCGTCGCTGTCCACCAACCGCCAATAAGCAAGATAACTGTAGCAATCCCAAACTTCTGTAGACTCCAGATAGCCATCTTCAACCACCAAGGGCATTCTGGCGGATAACCATTACTAACTAATTTAGATTCATTTTCTTTTTCAGCCATGCTGCTTCTCACCGGGTTTTACTATCTTTACTAAACTAGTTAATTACCATAAGCAACTCAGTTGTTACCTATCGAATCTTACGGGGCTTACTTTTTATAGAACAACTGCCACTTGCGCAATTGGTGCCAGTCTTACGAGTCATATTATTATTCTTACGCGGCGCTACAATAGGCGCATTTGAAGATAGGTTTAACTCCTTACTTGCCTTGATCACTGCCTCAACTGGCACTTGTAGAACTTGCTTCGATTGAGTTGCAGAAGGATTCAATGGAGCGTAAAACTTGTAGCCAGGATTAGCTTCTATAGCTACGATGACCCAAAGGTCCGTATCTTCGCTGAAGAACTTACCGTCGAGCCAGGCAAATCCCTTGTTACCCCAATCGATTCCCCAAGAGTTGGCTATCTTGTATCGGCCATTTTCTGGGTTGTAGCCTACCACGCGAATCTCATGGTTGATCGATCGGCCCATACCCCAAGTACCTATGAATCCAGAAGAGTCTACGTCGAATCCAGATCCGACGGCGATACCAGCGCAGACGATATACCCTCGGTTCAACGCAGCTCGGATATATCCTGGCGGGTTGCTATCTGGTGGACCATAGAGGGCTAATACCTGATTCTTTTCAGCAATATTCTTCCAATTACTAGGATACCGCGTCTGCGATGGGCCCATCTCATCCATGAACAGATTACCATACTTTTGAACCATCTTCGCCGCTTCAGATCCCCAAGTGCCATTCCAACCATCCGTTAGATTAGCAAGGAAACTGGGGGAAAACTCTCGGCAATTTTCTGCGCCGTAAGCCGTATATACTGCCGCTTCACAAGCACCGGCGAAAGAGTTTAAGACGCAGGTACCACTGACTTGATCTTTGATGAATCGTACCTGAGATGACAGATCGACAAACGGGCATTCTTTTTCGCCGATTGGATTGAGTATCTTAGTCACACTGAGTGCCGATTTTTCAGCATTCAACGGTTCTGGCTTCAATCCCAATCGGTAGATTCTACCGTGGATCGTCACACAATCTTTGGATACTGGAATTACTGACTTGGCCAGATTTAAGATGTCTAACTTTGTCTTACCAGCCACTTCCTCAATACTGAGTACCTTGCCTTGATCATGGAATAGTACGGCAGGTTTCTTCTTACCGCTGGCGTTAAATAGAGTAACCCAGTCATCGAACACCTTGGGATGCGATACGGCCATCACTTCATCCGTAAGAACGAGCCAAGTACCATTCTGACTTCTAAGCAACTCACCAATGTCTTTGTCACGAGCTGCCGCGCTGAGAGTGCTATCTACGTCAAAGGCAGAACCGAATCCGACGGCCGACAGAGAAAATCCATCAACAGGATCAGGTGTGGGAGTAGGTGCCGGCGGTTCTGGATCTGGCTGAGGATCGGGACTAGGTTCTGGCGGTACAGGATCAGGAACACCGTCTATTACCGTCACCGTAGCCATTGTAGCCATAGATAGACGCTTACCTCGAATCGTAAGAGTGTAATTGGTAGTCTCAGTCGGAGTCACCTCCCTGGAGCCAGAAAGGGCCACTTCTTCCCCGTCTAAATCTACTGACCTTGCCGCCTTACTGCAATCCCAGGTCAGTACAGATTTCTCTCCCAATTTGATCGAAGGTGGATCGACCGTCAGAGTACCTTTTACGCTCCAGGGCCATCGGGGAGCAGCTCCCATCCCGATAGAAAGCAGCAAAACTGCCGTAATGCTAAGTGCAATCAACCGTCTCATTTCAAGTCTCCTGTGGTTAAATGTAACTTACAATTACCAGTAGATAGCAAGTCTGTTTATTAGCTACTTAACTTGTACTGTAACAGACGCACGAGTTGATCGACGAATGCCGTCAGATCGTCCATTGTCATTCAAGTCAGCCAGACGTTTTCTGGCGATGACGTAATAAGTCGTCGTCAGTGTCGGTTTGACGATCATCGAGCCAGTCAATGGTACTCGCAACGGGTCTCTATACGTGTAGAATCGACCGTTAGTGCCTACAGTTACCGATGTAGCATTAGATGACTCCCAGCGCAACGCGGCGGGTTCACCGGATTGTACGACGGTTGGATTGACGGACACGACGACCGAAGGACGACGACCCTGGGCGAATACAGACGACGTAATCAACAGAATAAACGCGATGACCAAAATTACTAACCGATTCATTCTTTGCTCCTCAATCTTACAAATTGTACAAGCATACAAAAAGAAGCAACGGCAGTAGACGTACAGGTACTAATCGTGTGTGGGCCTGGTCCAAACTGCCGTTGCTTCACTGAACAACAAGAGCCGTCTTAAACAATGCAACTACGCCGTTGCATTCTTGCTCTTGTTCTCCATCATCGCTTCCATAATGGCTAGCACCATCTCCATGATCAAGGCCATCGTATCAGGATCAATCTTCTTGAACCGTCGGTTGTCAGCTACGGCAGACTTGAAGTCTTCAACCGACTGCCATCCAAGACCGCCAGCGCCGACCGGACCTTTGACAGACAAGATGATCAAATCGCGTGCGGCCTTGCATTGACTGGGGCCGACCAACTTTGCCAGTGGTTTAGTAACCACCTTTGCAGCATCAGTAACTTTACTCACAAGACACCTCCTAGGGTAATGGGTAATCACAAACCAACATAGATCGCTAGTTTAACTAAAACAATTGCGGCGGCTGTTATAGTACCAAATATCAGCCATACAAACGTAATACGTAGTATGTCTGGTATTAAGTTCATCACTGTCTCCCGATTCCATAAATTTGTTCAAAGTTAAATTGTCAATCGCCCTTGAATAATCTGTAGTAAATCGCCGTAATCTTCTATCTCGCTACCATGGAACCTAGTCAGAGCCGCTATTTGTCGTCGTGCAATAGCTTCTACGTCTGAAACCCCGTCCAGAATGTCGTTGATCCAAATACCCAGATCGGTAGGACAGAGTAGTTTTGGTATGACTAGCCCACTCACTCGACTGATGACTTCAGCGCTGACTTCCGAACAGAACCACTTGTCAAAATGTTGGCGAGCTAACCCAAATCCAGAAGAAAACGCACCAACATAGTCGTATCCAGCACCGACTAGTGATTCACACCAGACGGTAACTTCGTGCGTCTCAGTCCACGGTAGCTGTATGATGTCCCAATAGCCAGCATGGTTAGCCAGCTCGTCGAATGTATCTTTGGCTGACGTGAATCGAACTCCGTCAGGCACTCCAGAAGAAAACATCCTACCATCGCTCTCAAACAGTACTTCTGCATGACAGTAGGGACCGCAGACTTGCGCGATGATACGCTCAATCGGAGGACCGCCAGGGATTGGTTTCTGAAGGAGTAGTTTCATGATCTTCCTGGATATACCGTTCCCGAAGAACACTATAGTCTATTCTCAAAATCAGCAACGCAGTATCATTAGGCATAAACCCATTAGAGTTTAATCGTCAGACGGTTCTGGCAGTTACCAGTTGTCTGGGTCGTCTAAACCATCGAATCGTTGACTCGCAGTTGGTTTCTGATAAACATCACAGATGTCTTGTAGTTCTTTCGGCATCTGAGACAATTCCTTATCAGTCAATTCCTTAGTCTCCTCGAATAGGACATCCCCAGAAGAAAAGGCCAGATTACCTCCCAGCATGCTGACTGCCTCAGGTAGACATATGACCAGCGCGGTACCAACGTCGGCATGACCCCACTCGTCGCTAGGAGCCTCCAACTTGTATCCGCCGGGTATCCTAGGTACGATGGAGAACTTGCCAAAATCCCTTCTCAACCTTCCGTCGTCATCTTCGTAGCACTCCAGCTTGCCGGCTCCGACTGTCTGAACAAACGCCAGAGCCATAGCGCTCAAGTTTGTTGGGCTGGAGAAAGACATTTCGCGCATCGGTACATTTTGTTTGCGTAACCGTTGCGCCATGAAGCTACCACCGGCTGCCGGATCGTAGCCGAACCAACGAACATGAAACCTATTTGTTAGATTTAGGCAGGTGGACTCAACTTTGTCTAAATCCACCTCCAGCTTATTCTGATCGTTCGGTATAGACGGCTCAAACCCCCTGATCCACCCGACTTTTATACGCTGATTAAGACGGTCTACGCCCACTAGGGTAACGCCGGAGTGATCGTGGGATATACCCAAGTCTACGCCCGCCACGTACTCCCAGCCATGCTCTGGCCCCTTTAATGGCCCCTCTAACCTGAAGCACTTGTCTATCATCACCTCAGACACGGCGTCGCCTGACCCGCTCACCCACTGCCCCTTCCAGAGTCTAGCGAACTCAGACCCCACCGGGTCTCTGCGCCTGGCATCCTCCATGTCTTCGGGGCTGTTCCAGGGGGCCAGATCCTTCCACAGATGGACGGTCCACCGATCTGGATTATTCAGGGCATTCTGTCTCCAGCGCCACGCCTTGCTATTCTTGATACCGGCGTTGGTACAGATGATGACGACGCCACGAGGAACTCCGTCGGCGTTATTCATGTGTGTCTCATTCACGCCCCAGCGATCGACGTGAACCAGCTCATTCAACAATAGCAGATCGGGGATGTCACCCTGTTTAGCTCCTGAGCTGCCAGTCGCCTCGATGACTGTCTCGCCCAGCCTGGTGTCCTTACTGAATATACGATTGAGTTGGATAGTCACTAAGTCGTTTAGCCAAGGATTGTAGTGTAGTAATGCAGCGGCGCGCCGCTTGATGATACCTGCCTGCTGCTGATTCGCCGCAGACACCTGAACCAGTGTTGGCTTACTAGCAAAGGCCATCAACCACACGATGCAGATGGCCATGTCGGCATCCTTCGACGCCTTCTTCGTTCGCTCGATCCAGTACCTTCTCCTCTGCGGTAGCTTACCGTCGCGTACTGCCAACAGCGATTCGGCTAGCAGGTCGAAACACTCTCGTTGGAACGGCGCGATGCAACTCTCGAATAGCTTGGGACCAGAGGCGCTAGGGATTATCAACCCGCGAGCGAACAGCAATGGATCATCCTTGCTGCGTCGCCGATACTCTGCGTCCACCGTAGATGAGGGAGGTAGCGTAGAAGGTTTAGATGGTAATTTTTGCTTACTCAAAATTGACATCCTGATTGACATCCTGCCTCGCATCAAACCGTTCTGTTGTGACCTTTCCACCGTCTCGAATTGCTTGGTTTGCCCTACGAGCAAACTTCCTACGCTGCTCTGGATCATCCCAGTCAATTACCCGCTTGCAAAATTCACCCGTATCTGCATAGAACACAGTGCAAATAACTTGCAACATTATCGTTCCTCCTCGTTTTTGCGAGTAGCCTCGTTAAAGTCTAGTAACACTTGGTTTGGATCAGCACCAATCTCCCTGGCGCACTTTAATGTAGACCAACCGCGAAAGAATACGCAGTCGATCAACCGTCGTCGGTACATACCTAACCCCAACATCTCTATCTCTAATGGGTATTCCATAGTATCTATCACTCTGGCTTTGACTCAACGTCGATCGCCGTCTTGCTCGCTTCTTCTGCATTGGAGTATGCCTGCTTCAATTGTAGCAGTTGATCAGCCGGAACTTTACTCCAGTCCATATCACCGTGTACATGGGCATGTAGGTGCGTCTCCTGCCCAGGAGGTATCGGCCGTTTATTTCGCTCATACAATCCCTCAAGTTTAGCCGCTTCACGCATACAAAACCAGTACTGTTGAATTAACGCCGCGTCGCCTGCCTTGCCTGTCACTCTACGTATGATGTTCTCCTGCATTATGTACCCGTTTCCGTTGCAAACTTCACAGGGTTTCTCTTTTTTCATCGATACTCTTTTCACTGACTTCTTAGCTGACGCCTCTTCTTTTTCTCTCTGCTTGCATAGAGGGCAATCCTTGCGAACATACTCAGTCTGTATCTGTTCTACGCTCTCCTTGCTCTTCTGCCAAGCGTCAAATGCTTCTTTGGCAGCCATCTCAAACTGATTGATACGCCGCAATTGTTTATTGCGATACCCCTTGACATCCTCTTCCTTCAATTGCCGCTGTATTGCCTTTAGATGATTACATACGGCAGGTTGACTGATGCCTAGTCTAGCCGCCATCTCGCACTGACTGCGTACTCCCTGCAACCACATCTGCCAGATCGCCTTGCGACGTTTACTGGTAGCGATTGCCTGTTCCCGCTTACGTAACGTCATCTTATTCTGATGTCCATCATTACTCATTATAATCCGATATGATAATTAAATCTACAATCTACAATCTACAATCTACAATCTACAATTTGGGTTTTTACAATTGTTTATTCAGCATCTAAGATATTTGGATTGGCAACTAAAAGTCGTAGGTTATTGGTTTCTTGCTCATCCAACTTCAGATCCAGATCAGCCGTATTTACCTGATCTGCTTCTAATCTAGCAATACGCTTTTCAGAGTTATCACCATCTATTGCTCTGCAAGCAACGCAAGGATGGTATCCAACTATTCCGCATGTTGGACAAATCCTTTTGGGTAGCAGTCGTGGTGAACTATCTACATACCTGCTAAAATTAGAGTCAGTTTTCCTACGTCTCCTATTGGTAATCTCGCCATTGGCCACACGGCTGATGGTTCCTCTCGACACACCAGCCATCACGGTAATTTTTCTATATGAGATTCCAGCGTTTAGCATATCTTGAATCTGTGTAATCTTGCATAGCGGGATCATTTTATTATCATGGCAAACAGGCGGCGACTGACCTGATACTGAACTGCCTTACTCGGGGTTATAAAATAGGCGCAATTTTTGACGTTTGAAATCTGATTTTTCACCGGCCAGAATCAAAAATTACTGACGCAGAAGATGAGCATCTGCCGACATCCGATTCACGATCGCGTTGATCGTTTATCGCGCGAACGAGACGATACCACACGGTACGCTGGAATAGTACGCATACGATGTCCAACCCAAAGATGTGCGCCTGCTTACGAATCTTGCTGATGTTAGACTTGATGTTTGACAGTGGGCCCAGTCTGTCTGCCAAGCACCCGTGTAACTCTTCCCGACGGTGCGGCAGCCCATCTAGCAGCATCTGAACCATACGGCGTTGTACAGGGCACTCGTCCACCGACTCTTGCAGCAGATCCAAGTCCTTATTGACCACAGTATACCTCGCTATTATTACGTCGATAATCCAGTACCACGCGGTTGGTCAACTGCTTAGCATGGACGCGGTATAGATAGTCTGGGAGTTTGGACTGACAGTAGCCCATTCTTAGTTCGATATACGTCGGCTAGGTCAGCATCAACCTCGCCTCGCCAGACAATTTCCGATCCATCCAGAGTAATCTCCTTAACTGGTATAGGGCAAGGCACGTAACCATTAGGCGTCAGTAGCATACGCCAGGGATTTGACAATGCGTTCGGACTATCTTCCTGAATGCCACCGATCAGTTCATCGCCCGATCTCAACTTTACGTACTCGATTTGCATGATGTTTCCTTTCTACTGATAAGACGCACAACTAAGTATTATACCGATGTTATCCTATGACAGCACGGCCAACCAATTGTTCCCAGTCTCGCTCTGGTCGCACGTTTAAGTTTGTCTGCCAAGCGCCAAGCATCGTAGGGCAGGATACTCCGATCGACTCAGCGAATGTGATCAATCCATTCAAATCCTTAGGAAAGCAGCTCCCACTAAATCCCATCTTACCGTCTAACCCAGGCACCTGCCAATGACTGCCGCCTAATCGAGGATCTAAATTAGCAATTTTCTGGACCTGCCCATAGTCTAAATCTAACTTTTGAGCAATCTGATAAAACTCATTTGCCAACGATACGCGGACGGCCAGGGCGACGTTGGTAAAATACTTGACTAATTCTGCCGTAGTAGAATCGACGACGCACTGCTCAACTCCTGGAAATGCCTCTCGGTACATCAGAGACACTGCCGTCGCAGTCCCCCGGTCTTCTACACCAATGACGATCCGATTCTGTCGTTGAAAATCACCGACTGGATCTCTTTCCGTGAGAAACTCCGGGTTGAAACAGATTTTAGTTCCAGGATACTTACCCATCAATTCCTTCGTCGTTCCTGGCGGTACTGTTGACTTGATGATGATCGTCGGAGAATAGCATAACCCAACTGATTCACTTTGCCGATTCCGACGCGCATCGTAAATCAGAGCGATGGTGGACTCAACGATACTTGTATCACAGGAGCCGTCCATACCCATCGGAGTCGGCAAGCAGATAAAGATTACAGCGCAATCGACGCATAATTGACTGACCGGAGACGACGACGGCTGCGACCGTCCTAAATCGCCGGCAAAATAGTCAATATGGTCCAAGTGTTTTTTATCATAAGTAAGAATTGTATGATGTTTGCGTAGACCTTCTCGAACGGCGGTGCCAACAAATCCCTGACCTATGATCCCAACATTCATGGTTATCTCCTGACTATTACAAGATTATTAAACTATACTGCCATTATACCCATGCCCGTAAACCCTTACGATTTTACCTAACGCCGGTTACTTACGACGCAAGTTTTGATTATTATAATGTAATCGGCAGGGTCTACTTACGTAATACTACGTAGTAGTATATAGTAAGAAGCCAAAATCAATTTTATTTTGAACTCAGTAACCTATTACCCAATCTAATACGCTCTGTCTTACGGTTGGGAATCAATCTAGATAACGCCGGCCTAACTGATAATGCTCCCTCGATTCTAGGCACCGCGTTATCCTTCAAATACTTCTCACTTAAGTCGATTCCCCAACACCGTCTTCCTTTCTTAGGCATTGTTACTCTGCATCCATTATTGTTAATTTACCCAGGTGCCTATCAGTTACGACTGTCGGAATGACTCTTCTGTATTCTTCGCGGATAGACTTATTATTTCCACGTCGATCCTTCTCTTTGGGTGTGGGCCAGTCTAATCCCCGCGGTTCACCGGCAGCGTCTCTCCAATAATCCTCCCCGAGTAGTTCACCAGTTGGGTCGTAACCGATAATTCTGATCGACTCTTTTTCCAATAATAGTCTATCTAGTAATTCTAATGGCATTTTGCTGTCTATAGCCAATTCGACAGCGTCCAGCAACTCCTTAGAAGCGTAACATCCGCGCTGGATAGAGGCGATTATTTCTTGCACTCGCTTAATTCTTTCAAGATTGCGCGGATCGTTTGTTTTCGCACTAAAACCGCCGGCATCCAACGCGACGGATACTTATTGTTTTTTATACCGCCGTACAAGTGGCCATCCGCAGGATCACGAACCAGTTGTTTCAATTCTGAAATCAGTCGCTCATGATTCATTGTATCACTCCATCCACGCTTTAATAAACTCAGCGGCTAACTACAGTATTTTTGCATCCCTAGATTGATCAATTTTTACGATTAGGCAATATCGACATACCCAGCGAAAACAATCTTGCACAGAATGTTCCAAAAGTTCTCGGTGATATTGAGGCCGCTTGCGCCGCCCTCGATATACCCGGCCTGCCGCCACCGAGCTAAAATATCGCGTTCGTCCGCATTGATCTTGTTCGGATCGATCCTCTGCTCGTTGACCATCACGTACAAAATGTAGGGCATCAATCGAAACTCAGTTAGCCCCATCTCGTAGCCAAGAAGACTTTTTGACAGATCCTCGATACGCCGTGTTAATTCTCCGCGTTTTCCCATCATTTACTCCCCTTCCTTTGCTTCTTCTGACTCCACCTTGTCAGCACTCGCAAACCATTCAGTCGCCTGTTGCATGGCCTGGAATGCAATTGCCTGCTTCCTATTTCCTGCCTCACGGTAACAAGCTGCTCTCGATTCGTGCAAATCAGCAGCGTCTACAACCTCGGGAACACCGTGAAATAGAATCACGGCTCTGTCTTTCACGTTTGGCTGAGGAAACAGTTCAATAAATTGGACAGACCTTGGTCCATTGTAACCAACATGCCATATCTCTTGTTTCGTGTTCATCACGCACCGTCCTTTGTCTTCTCGCTGGCTTCGCGGGTTGAATGGCTGTCAATTATTTCACACGACACCGCCTCGCCATCTGCAATGCAGCATAGGCCAAAGTCCGCAACAATCAGCCACCGATCAGCATCAGCATCCCATACTTCATCGCCGGGCGCGACTACCACTCCATCCGCCGTCTTTGGAAATTTGTCGATAATCGTATTGGCTTCGGCCAGTTCCACTCGCATCCGTTCAATCTCCGCATCCTTCGCCGCGTCATGTTCGGCAATTAGATCTGCGATTTCTGTAGCATCTTCCGGCCTTGTGTGCTGTAGGCTGAACACGCTGTCAATGTACTCGCATATTTTCCCGACTACTGGTGGAGTTGGCTTTAGGGTCATGGTGTGGTATCCTTTTGTGCGTCTTGCGATTGAAGTATCCTTGCAAGCTGCCCGTTCGCAGGAACTCCGTAAACTTGCCAATCTTTATTTTTTGCGCCGTAGTTGTGTGAGTTGCATTCACCAAACGTCTCAGCTTCTTCACGATCAAGCCATACGGACTCCGTATCCCATGTGTCAACAATGCACTCGTTATCAATCTCATATAACTCATCAAAGGAAAGATAACCCGCATCCAAATCCTCTGGCTCGTCATCATCGAACACGCGGCTCCATCCTTCGCCGTCGTATTCGCGTCCATCCGGCTCTTTAATGATCTGTCGATTGCGAACCTGAAACACAAATATCACGTCGCGTGTTCCTTCGCGTCCACATCGCTCTGAGTGCGTCATTGTGTGGTGCCCTTTTTTCTGCTGTCCAGCATCGCGTCGGCAATCGCGTAAGATTCTCTTCCTATAAGAGGACTGCCGCGATTGTATGGGTAATATGATGCAAGAATTCCCTGCATGGCCATTCCTGCAAACCAATCCCGAAGTGATATGCCTTCCTTGCGCGTCGAACAACCGGTTGGAAATATCAGACCGCTATTATCGCAACAGCTCATTCCGCACCTTCCTTTCCCTCAACCTCTTTTGCTCTCTCGTTAAGCCATTGTTTCTGGGCCGTTTTCAAGGCGGCATCCGCAGCGGCGCGGCCGGCATACAGTTCGGAAATCAAGATATGCTGCCCATGATCCATTTTTTGTCCGTTGCAGTCCTGGTAGAATAACAGGCAAATTGCCGGATCGGTTTCGCGTATGTCGTCAATGTCGTGGCTACTGTCCCACGACCAGTTTGTACCCCAGAACTCGCACTCCAGGATTCGCGGCAACGCGAAATATCCAGGAGTGATCCAGTAGTATTTATGCCATAAACCAAAAGAAAATGTTTTGCCATCAGCCGTTTTGCATCGTTCTGCAAGAATTTTTCCAAGCGTGTGTTTGGCGTTCTCATAATCCTTGATCGCCAAGGCAAACTCCTCGTGCCGTTTCGCAGATTCTTGGTTATCGAACGTCATGCCATCTTCTGTCTTGTACCGAGTTTTTTTAGTAACGGTTTTCATTGCTTCTTCTCCTGTTCAATCCACTTCCTAACAATCTCTTTGTCGCCACTGTCGATAGCCGCCTTGGCTTGCTCTGGCGTAATCGGCTTCGGCTTCTTCGATTCAGTGATAGCGGCATCAACAGCGAATGCAAAATTGCCGCCAAGTTTCCCATCGATAGGAACATCTACACAACGATAACGATAACCTCTTACGACTTTATTGTACCATTGAAGATGATTCACAAACTCCCACCGCTCCAAGTCTTTCGTTTGTTCTGGAGTTAGGCCGTTTCTATCCTTAGCATTTTTGTGAAACAACTCATTTTCTGTTTTCATCTTCTTGACTGCATTTTCTGCAACAATCAAACGTCCGATAATACTTCTGCCACAAGTACATTGAGATTCATGGTGTATTGCATTGATTGCACAAAGGCGCGTGTGGCCCCAATTAAATGAAGTTTGTAACAACTCCAAACCATATTTTTCAACGCCAATATCTGCTAACTGCCCCTTGAGTGACTTGATTTCCTCTTTCAATACATTCAGTTTCTTAATCTCTTTTGTTTGTTCCTCTGTCAAGCCTCCACGCTGAATGTGGCCGACTAGAGCATTGACGGCTATATAGGTAGCTCCAAAGCTTCGATCTCCCGCCCTCATTGCATTTGCAATCATATATTCTCCACCATCATGTAGCGCCTTTGCCGCTATCTCTCGCACCTCTTCCGCCGTGAGCATTGGTACAGGATCGTTGAGTAGGTGGGCAGCGTCGAGACATGCAACAGCGACATCGATCCAATGACCTTCGCCGTAAGAATCCTGAAACACTTGTTTAGCTCGCTCGATAATTGGCTTGGTCATTGCTTTGGTCCTTCGATTTAAGAGTTATCTTTAACATCGCTGATAACTACTGTGTCTGTGTATAATTTATACATCTTCGGTGATAGTCGCCAGCGCGGGCGACGTTTTAACCCGCCCGATGATTCTGGGTTAAATAATTCGATAGCTCCTATGGCCCGTAAGAATCGTAACAGTGGTTTCGTCTTATCGTCGGATCGGCCTGTTAGTAATGATACGCTACTGCTTTCTAGCCCCTCTGGGCAATCATATAGGTGACTCACGATAGATAACGTCTGCCCACGACTCGTATCCAGTGCTATACGACGAACACGAGACATGACTGTATCATCTACAGTAGGCCGGTTCAACACCAGAGCCAGACATTTAGCCAGCCTAGTAAGTTGGCTGACTAAACGTGATGCGAACTCCCGTTCAGCCACTTCCTCCTGGCGAAGACTGGGCCTGGCGCGCATGTGAGCTACGAACTTACCGAACCGCGTACATTGCCGCTTGGCGGCGCTGGGCATAATAATACCACCCAAAACTTCAGCGGCGTTCTCTCTCAGCCAGTTTACATAGCCGCCTGTCATACGCATGGCGGCCGTCATCTCGGCCTCATACTGACTTTCAGCGTCACCGTTCGTTGCCATCGACATACATCGATCCGCCCGATTCGCCACTCGCCACAGTATCTCATCCTCTAACTCGTCGTCGATGGCGTCCATGATCACGCAGTCCAAGAACCGCTCGCCCAACTCTGACGAATCTAAGGCGCGCAATGAACTAGTCCCGCACAGGATGATCGTCAGTCTTATGCCCTCGTAGTCCTTACTCATCTTATTTCGGTAGCTCGTCCTTGACGTACCGTCGTAGATGTCTCTCGCCTCAGACAATATCTGCGATAGATTCGGGCTTTGCAATAGTGTGTCGCCGTCTTTAATGATCAAAGTCTTGTCAAATAACTGCGACAGTAGGCTATTATCCTCTCCCTCTGACCCGTCTTCCTTGAATCCAGAATGAAACCCCCGAATCGTACTCTTCGCAACTATGTATTTTTTAGCAACACTCACAGCTTCAGCAAGCGTGCTCTTGCCAGATGCCGCTGGAGAAACCACCTTAATCCACAAGGGGTCACCTAATATCTTGACCGACGCGATCGAGGCGAGCATGACGGCTAGAGCGTGGTCTAACCCATCAGTCCACCGCAGCGCCTTACGCCAGGCTGTCGTCAATTTAGTATAGGAGGAGCAGGATAGGCAAGTCAGTTGCTTAGGATTTGCCGCCGTCTTTCCATCTGGGTCTTTTCCGACCCAATCATCTGGTACTTGCGAGAGACGGCTCAGTAGCCCGTCGAGTCTTGTTACCCGGTCAGAGACTGATCTACCTTCTGTCAAATAGTCTCTGACGTCATAACCGCTAGGCTTGTCTGGATCATAGCCAAGATCACCCCAGCGAAGATACTCGATCGACTTCGGCGGTGTCGTCGCTGACGCCAGTATCCTTGCCACTCTCTGCATAGCCGTCAGACCTGTTGGAGGCGTCATGTTACCCGTCTGCGGATGCTTTCTTGGGTGGTCACTATCGTACATCAGCCGGACGATCTTGTCAGCAAACAGTGGCATCCAGGACTCAAAGAATACGTTGCACCCTGGCACTGCCAGGACGCAGGCAGAGGCCAGCAGACTACGATCAGCACTGGCCGTCGCGACCAGCCCACTACTATCTGTCGGTTTCGCCCGACCTAGCATCTCCCATAGTGCCATACCGTCCCAGGGGCCTTCGCATAGATAGACGATGGACTTACGCTGGTCGTAGACGCCATGCAATTGATGTCCCAATGTTGGCGTCGGTAGCAGACGTAATTTATCATTGACAGACAGGCACTTGTAGAGTTGGTGAATCTTACCATCCACGCCGTAGCCAGGCACGATCCAATCTCCAGTAACACAAGATTGGATGGTACCCCAATAACTTAGGGTATCAGCAGACAGTAATCTTCTGCTGGCCATTATCCATGAATAGTCCTTGGTAGTTCGATCACTGATCTCCCACAGTTTCGTCAAAAACGTAGCGACATTGCCACCACCCTTCGCCGATCCTTCGCCACAGACAAAACATCGCCACTGACCAGTATCCGCGTTGATACCAAACTTCTGCTCTCGACCGCACCACGGACAATCGCACATCACGTCCTTCTCTCCAGGACGATAGACTATGTCCAGCCCTAGAAAGGCGTAGGGACGTAATTTTTCTGGTAGCTCTTTGTTGATTTTTGGCATTACGTATCTCTATGATTCATTTATGGATAATTTTTGGTTTATGAACAGCCATACAATCTGGACAAACTCTTAGACCATTGGTTTTATGGGTTGGTTGTCTATTGCAGTCTATACATCGGTAAGGATAATCGTCAGTCAATTCAGGTAAATCTCGCGCTTCTCGTAAATCATACATCATCCTAGAAGTGGGCGTAAGTCCATCCCTCGTATCGCCAAAAGCATTCGTTTCGCAATATCCACCGGCGTTGATCCTATCCCTGTCTTGCTCTTTGATTCGATTACTAACTAGACAACTACAATGTTTCTCGAAACGAACAACGGCAGCACACAGTTGATCGTTGATGTTAAATCCCTCACGCTCGGCTAAAGCAAATACAGAAAACACTAGATCGCCAAACTCGTGTCTATGACTATCACTGTCTTTCTTGCGAAAGGATTGCACCAACTCTCCCAGTTCTTCTGCTATCTTGAGTAGGATGTCTGTTCTGTTCCAGAGTTGACCGCACCGTTCAAACGATTGGTGAACATAATCTTGCATCGTTATTGTCTCCTAGATATGTTTCCAAGATTTGCTAGCTACAATTGACTTAATAGTTGATCTAGAAACGCCAAATCGCGTAGATAACTGCCTTATATTACTGTGATGATATCTATCTCTCGTATACAACTTTCTAATTTCTACTACACTTAATTCAGTCAAAACTGAACTCCCATTATTCTCACCCTGTCTGATTTCTGGGTGAATACGGGCACCATTCCGGTTTCCATAAACCCTTGTATCTCCCCTCCTATTCTTTTGCAACATATCCCTCACATTATCTGCTTGAAGTCCTAAGAATAGGTGGTTTGGATTAACACAAGATGGGTTATCACAATGGTGAAGAACACATACACCTTTTGGTATACTACCAATATAGAGACAATAGGACACCCTATGGGCATAGTGTTCTGAGCCAGAAAAACACCCATACCCAGATGGATACTTACATGCTATCCATTCCCAACAATCGTCTTCTCCCATCTGAATGTACTTAGACTCAAATCTTCGTTTGTATTTTTCTGATAGAAGAATAGTCAATATCCACCTCTTACTTCCCAAAATAATGTGTTATATCCAGGTAAAGTGCCCCATTCTACAGAAAGAGTGGTAAACTCTACTACATGAGACGGTTCTTGATATCTATCCAGTAGCACTTTCATCCATTCACAGCTATTGGGACACAGGAAATAGTCTATTATAACCTTCGCTTGTAGTCCTGAAACACTCCTGGCATCTTCGGCAAGAGCCTCTCTCATTGGTTTTCCAACTATAAGACTGTAATATAGATCGAGCCCAAAAATCCCACGTTGTACTTCACCCTGAATGAGATTATATTGGTGTGGAGCCATCGCGGAAATATACAGTAGAGAACTGCCGCAATTTCTACAAGATTCTTCCCACTGAGTACCCAGTAGATAATAGGGCACATTGTACCACGTTTTACCGCCAGCAACCCGATTACGAATGTGAAATAGATCACCAAACCTACGCCCGTCGTCATCCAACCATTCTTGCCAGTTATTCCATGTTGGCGAATGATTGCCGAACTCACTAGCCTGGTATCGAACAACGAAGTCCTTCTTAGTCAGTACTGGTGGATGCATCACGCTTCTCCCAATTCTGTTGGCGACGTTCGATCCAGGCATGGCTAGCAATTCGCCAAGCATCGTCAGCGATAGAATCTGCAACAGCAATCGCTTCGCTGTATCGCCGTAGTTTGTGTAGATCAAACGCCCTACACATCGGCGCTGCCACACTAGCCAAGAACGGCTCTGTCCAAGTGCCTTGCCAACTGTCTACAAACGCAGCACATTCCTTATCGAAAGTCTCTGGATTCTTAACCAGCGGAACGTGATGATAATTTCCATCGGCATACCACTTATCTGATTGACTTTCGCCTTCTCGATAGTCAGCCAACCACTTATCTGGTTCCCACCGATCGGTATAGGCGTGTAGGTTGTTGGTGAATTGATTGTAGACACCTACTTCAACTCCAATACAAGCAGCTAGATATTCAATTAGAAAACTGAAGTGAACTGCATTGGCTCCCAACATTCCCCAAATTAGATCATTCGATCTGTTGCAGACAGTCATGTCTAAACGCCCGTCGCGCAAAGCAAAGTAGGCATGAGTATTGCAATTATGGACTACCACACCATTGTCGAGAACAGCATTATGTCTGCCAGGAACAGTGAAATCGTAAACAGGCATAACACCACCATCTTCAATGGCCGTGATTTTATGGTTACTCTTTGAACTGCGGTATTCTTCGACTATAACTTGTTGCTCTACAGACCGGCAAGCCGACTTAGTGAATAGAGCTTTTCTCAACTCATTAGGCAACTGTCTCCTCAATTCCTGAATAGCAGCTAGGCCAGATTGTTGAAACTGGGTCTTAGATTCTTTAGATCGTTTGTAGTATGGATTAGCTACTCCGCACTTACCTATTGCTAGATGCTTTCCAGTCTCTATTTGACAGAGATTAACCAGACAGTTATTTTGCTTATTACCATCTATGTGATGAATTGAATATCCATCTTTATGGGAAACCAGTCCCAGGGCTAAAGCCACATATTCTCGGTGTTCATACACCATATTTCTATGCTCTGTTCCAACAAACAGATTTCTCCTAAACGTGCGATAGCCTCCCCCTAAAGAACGGTACTTAGCTGTTTTGGACATTTCAGCTAGTAACCGATCGCCAGGGTTCAAGTCACCAGCACAACACTCCTCAACACCTAATCCTGTTCGCTTGCCATTCTCATATAGCCAATGTTTTCTAAACACCTTATGATCCGAGGTTAGCCGGATCGAAGAACCATCATCAAATCTAAGTCTGAGCACTGGCTTTGTGCCAACTCTCCAAACATTGGTCATCCAACACAATCTCTGATCGCCAGTAATTGTATCTACACTGTAAACAGGAAACTTGTATCCCTTTCTATCTTGAAAGTTTTTAGCAAGACTTGAAATACAAATATCTCCTTCTGGTGATCTAAACTTCGTTTCTCCAGCTAAACAACAGACATCTTTAGTATCATCTATCCTTAATAGATCATTTTCAATCCCCCACATTTGCAAAACACAGCGACGGCTCTCCGGCTTTTGTTTGAGTTGATTGGTAATGAGTTTGAGTTGATCAATAATGGAAGTTCCTTCATACTCTAAGTGGCCAACCGGCGAATGTCTCCACCGATAGCCGTAAGCACCGTTGAAAGTTTCACCGTCGTCGCTAGCTATCTCAGCAATCTTGCTGTTATAGTAGGCCAACGGTTTAACATCGTTACGGCCAGCAATCATCCAAAGGCTCTCAAAAACGTGGAAGAACGGGTTTGCGTCTCTGGCTGGATTAAACAGCACTCGTTCTACTGGTCGCTCGTAAGTAACTGTGACTGGTTCGTCAACCATACGTACAGACCCAGCACGACTGTTGCAGAATCGAGTTTTGAGGCCCTGGAGAACTGCGTTTGGATACTCAATTGCCTCCAGAATACCCTTGAATGCCGTGTTTACATTGCGAAAGTGATAGTGCATGGTAATCCTAACTTGGTGTGGGAAAACAACTTACAATTATTTTGAGAAATCCGTAAAAATAACCCAAATATCTATTGACTTATTCGCCGATACTATTTATAATGCAAGAGTTGATTGAAAGTAATCAGTCAACCGGAAACCTGCCCGACGCAGGTAACAGGAGAGAACGAACATGTGTCCCGAAATTGGTGCCCCAGTTGAACGTACCGAATCCACCCCTGCCGTCAGCGACGCACAGGCCAAGGCAGTCAAGGCCGATAAGCCAGTGAAGTCGGTGAAGGCAGCCAAACCGGCCAAGGCAGTCAAGGCCGATAAGCCAGTGAAGTCGGTGAAGGCAGCTAAGGCCGAAGTTAAGGCCGATAAGCCAGTGAAGTCGGTGAAGGCAGCTAAGGCCGAAGTTAAGGCCGATAAGCCAGTGAAGTCGGTGAAGGCAGCTAAGGCCGAAGTTAAGGCCGAAAAAGCCAAGAAGGACGGTCTGCGCAAATCGCAGGTGAAAATCCTCCAGTGCTTGGCCAATGCGGGCAAAGCCATGACCCGCGCCCAGATCGCCGAAAAGGGCGGAGTTGACACGGCCGGATGCGTGGAATGGATTGGTTCGCATGATCCCGATGTTCGCGCCGCAAACGACGCAAAGCACTTTCCTTCATTGCTGAGCTTAGGTCTGGTCAAGTTTGGTCCTCAAGATGATGTTGGCGGCCGAACGGTACCGACGTATGAAATCAGCGCCGAGGGCAAAACTGCAGCTGCCAAGCTGTAACTCAACCCTCGACAATTTCACTCAGTTACAACCCAGGACTAATCCTCCTGGGTTTTATTTTGGTAAATAGAGCCGTACTTATTGATTGTGGATTTATTTTTGATGAGCAATCAGATAGCGCCTCTACGTTATGGGCCAAATCATTAGACCGTATATCAACTGCTGGAGTATCTTGGTTCATTTGTTTAACCTATATTCCAAAATAGAGTTTTTCCGTCATACCTAGATCGATTGGCTATCCACCAACGAAATGCCTTCAGGTCGTAGTATTCGTTGCAAGGCCACGGAGGAGTATCGCCCGGTTTTGCTTTGTCTTTGTACTGATACCCCTCGTCAACTATTTCTACGCAGTTCGTTACGCCACCGGACGACACAGCCAGGTATTGCAGCACTGAATCATGTGATCGAGTATATCCAAGGTGAATCAAGTATCTATTGATTGATATTTTGCGTCGAGAAAATCCGCGAATTACTCCTGCGGCGATTGTACCACTGCTTGCCGAGATCAGCACGTTATCAAAGCAGCGGTCTGGCACTTCTTTCGCCGTTTCTTCAATTGACTCTTCTAATTTTAGGGCGTTCGGTAGCATGTAACCTCTGCATGCTTCTGCGTATTTTTTGGCTGTATGAAACAGTATCGCCGACCTACCGGCCGGCAGACCAATCAATTCAGCTCCCAAGGATTTTGCTCTGAGTTGTGGTTCCCGGCATCCAGGATCGTGTTTGTATTCTGGATAAAAATCTAAACACTGCTTACCCAGTATTTGACACGCTCTAGCAGCAGCGTGCCCACCCTGGGAATGATATGTATCCAGCACGCCGATAATTGTTTCAGGACGACTAGCAATCCTGGCATACACGCCACGCGCTTTGGAGAACGGTGGACCAGGAGGCACGCACGATTTGTCTTCGCGCTTTACCCATAAACCGTATTGCTCCTGGTAGTCTTCTAGGGGGGTTCCCTCCCTAAGCATACCACCAGCGGTTATCCTACCCGTCCTAATAGCCATTTCTAGCCCCCTACCACCACGCTAGGCATCGTCCGAAGCAAAATCTGGCTAGTCTTACTCCTAGCATATCGAAGCAGCCCGTGCCTAATCTCCCGCGTATCTTTGCCTACCTCGTATGTTCCATTCCAATAGGCATGAACCTTACAAAAAATCGTCTCCGTCTCCTGCACGTTGATACCGCGTTCGTATCTCGGCGGTGCCTTGATCGACGACAGTTGTTGGATTAGGTATCGGTGCGCCGACATTAGCGGATCGTCTGATGGAGCGTATCTGTTTGCCACTTCGATTGCGCCCTTCTTAGGCGAATCAAACATGTAATCTATGTCCCGATCAACAAACTTGACAGGAAATAGCTTCAGACGTTCGCAGATGTCTGGCACTTTCCCGCTGATCCACTCTCCGAACCCGTACAAGGATCGTACACGAGACATCACACCGTTGGCGCGTGGGCCGCCGTCGCCTACCCATCTAATCAATTCCTCGCCATCGGAGAACGTGCTACGCAGCTTCTCCACTGCTTTGATAGCTAACTGCCCACGAAAGTGCCGGCGTTCCGACCCGCGTGGATAGGCGGTTCCTCCGCGAGCTATTTTGTCTAGGATGTCCCATTCGTTCTGCTCCAGTTGATCTACGACCCAGGAGGATAGTCCAGCATGGTAATAGCAGAAGTAGCACACCAGCCATTGGCACAATTTCTTATGCGGTAATCTCGCCTTCCATAGGGCGATGTATAAGGGGTCTAAATCACCAGTCTCAATCAACTGGCGACCAAACTCAACAACACCCAGTTTTCCTTTTTGTTGAGTCATTTTGGTAAACCAATCGGCTTCTTCAAATCAGCCATCCGAAGCGCTGCTGCTTCTCCTGCCAGAACGTCTCCACAACGGGGAGTACCGCCGTTGTTTTCTGAACAATAGAGGCATCCAGATGGTGGACAAACGGATACTTCACGAAATATCTCATCTGCTCTGTTACGAGTAAACATTGGTACTCGTTGGCCGTGGCATTGTGCCCCAGTCGTAACTTCAGGTCCAATGCTGATGCCTGTTTTGTTTACAATACCACCGCTTTCATTTCTCTCCCAACGGTATTCGTAGCAAGTGCCGTAAGTCAATCCATACCGTTTGGCATAACTGGTAAACACCTTGTGGGCCCGCATACGATAATCTTCGTCAACCGTTTTCTCGCCGCCAATGTTCTGCGTAAACAATTCTCCAAATCGTCTACCACGATCACCAAAAGCATCTACCATCTTTTGGATCATTGTTGGAGCCCAAGAGTAAGCTGCTTCAACGAACTTAACAATCACGTGATTTGCGCCTACCTCAGCCAACATCCTGAACAACTCTACAATCTGCTGATTGCTTGTTACTCCTGGAACTATAGGATTGACTTGTACTGATACGTAAACATCGGCGGATTTCAATCGGCGTATATCTTCCAATTGTGTAGCCAGCGGTGGAACTCCCGGTGATAGTTTGTGCCAATCGTCCGCATCGGAAGTATTGATACTTTTCTGGGCATAGCTGTATTTGTTTCTAGTCAACAAATCAATTGCCCAATCTGGATAGCGAAGACGGCTGAGAAAGAAAATAGGCAACCCAACCTCAATAAATGCTTCAGCAGCCTGTTGACTATTGTGGTAGATTTTCTCCAGCGGATTGAACGGGTCGTGGAAGCTGGTAAAGTATCCGGCCGATCCGCGACGAATCTTTTTCAGTTGTTGTCTGATCTGCTCCCCATAATTGATAGGCACCGTCATCAATCCCGTCGCCCGATAACCACGCATGCCAGAATCAATATAACAAAACAGACAGGAATTTGGGCAAAATCCACCGTAAGGTTGAGTTAACAATGCCTCCGTCCAACAGGGTCGTGGCCGTACCTGATTGCGCTCGTTGGCTCCTTTGTACCAACCCTGCAACTCTTTAGCCTTTTCAATTCGTATATGTGGAAATGGCTCAAGAAAGACCTTGACCTGTTTACGATTGGCAGTAGAGGCATTACGCATCATTGCAATGCTAACGTCTCTAACCTTGACTTGCTTACCAAAAATCTCGTCTTGTTCTGTATGGATTGGTCCCAGATTCTTCTGTGGCTCGTTCTGCATAAAGTAGGCATAGCCTTCAAGTTTTGGTTGAACTACAGACAGTTGTTTGCTATCTATTTTTGGCATATCTCTTTGACCCATTTAAGAACAATTTCTGGTGCTTGTTTAGCAGAAGCACGCCGACACGGAACCCCTAATTTTACTAACTTTTGCCTAGCACGTTCTATTGTAGCTACTCGATTTACCGTGTTATTTGGATTCAGGGGTTTTACGTTTCCGGCTGCTATCCGTCGATCACCAATCCAAGTCAAGCACTGTTGAATCGGTGTAGTTAAGAACAATACTCGAAGGTTAGCGAGTTGGCTGCTCCATAATGTATCCTCACTCAACAATAGTCCCTCACACAAGATTACCTTAGCATCAATCTGTTGTATCAGTTCATAAACCGCCCGAGCACTTCCTATTGTATCACAACCACCGCATGGCGATCCATAGTGACCCAAAACAACCAGATCAAAATCAACGTGGTGATAGTACAACGGTTGCTTACGTTTTTCTACAAATTGAGGAACCCAATCGCCCAAGCCGTGTATCACCTGACGCATTACCGTGGATTTTCCACTACCGCTAGTTCCCCTTACTTGAATACAACTAGACACGGTTTCTCACAATCCTATTATGCAACCTTCTAAACAATGAACCAAAATAATCATCAACAGCCAGCCAGTCCCTTGCTTGATCTTCTATGACAAAATGCTTCCACTGGCTGGCAGATAATCTTTTGGCAGCATAATTCAAATACCGTCTATGTGATTCATAGTCTAATTTCCATTGATCCCAGTATTTCTCGTTAAACTTCTTATTATTTCTTTTACACCGGTCTCGCAAAACTTGGTTCATAACTTGCCAACTGCAAGTTACAATAATCACTGGATCAGTCGGTTGAAAGTAGTTTAGGTTGGTTGTGCGTACCGAGTCAATTACAATTACTTCCTGCCGGGATTGACATTGCTCTACCAACTGCTGTTTCTCTTGTATTGTTCCTTTCCAGTTCCTGACCCTAGTTCGATCTGTTGCTGATCTAGCCTCCCACTGATTATCAGCAATAGCGCAAACCAGCTTTCCCCGGTATCTAGTAAGCCAGCGATAACAGGCAGTTGTTTTACCAATTGCATGTGGGCCAACTAATCCAATAACTGCCATACTACACCAATCCAGGATACAATTGTTTCTTCCTGCCCCTACCCCAAAGCACTTTCTCATATCCCGAATACTCGCAGAGACAATTTTGATAATCAATCGCTTCCAACCTACCAGTCAATTTAATCAGTAGACGGATTCTCAGATCGAGCATAAGATTATTGAGTTGGATGTTAAAATCGCTCTGCGTAATCGGTGATTCCAACTCCCTACCAAGCAGGATATTCATTCCTCGTTTTGATCCAGGACCAATAGGAGCCCAGGTACCCTTATCTTCCCAGCTGCCCGACAATCCCCACCGTAGATCGGCAACAACTTGTCCAGCCATAAATGATCCAAACCCCCGCCGACACTCTAGTGCCTTCCAAGTATTTTGCATACTAGACGTATCAATAATTGGAGGGTGTTTAACTAACGGTTGGATTGAATAGTTGATTACACAAGCAACCTTATCAACTCCATCGTTTCCACGCACCATGTAAGCAGCGTTGAAAATCGTCTTGCCCTGCTTCTTCAATCGACGTAAGACAGATCGAACCTTGGCAGCATCCCAAACTTCTGGGAACCCAATTGCTTCTAACGACGAAGGTAGGTTAAAAAACCTAGCCAGACAGCATGCAATCAGCATATTCGGATGATCGTGAAACGGCTCGTACCAGTTGTGTAACAGCCACTGACTGACTTTATCATCCATCCGTCGCACATTGCAGAATCTGTATTTTTGTAGGATTGGATCATCTGTCCACGGTTTTGGTTCTCCTGCTTCTTTCTTCAGGCGAACACTCTCCCGCTCCTTTATCCAGTAGATCAACCGATCTATTGGAGATAGACTAGATACATCAGATAACATGAGACCATCTCTTTCGTTTGAGAACGTCTTGTATAGCTGTCACAGTTACACCGAACTTCTTAGCATAGATAACTTGACCGTGCTGCTTGGACCAGGGCTTACAAAACGCCCTTATTTCTCGCACATTAGCTTCAGTTAGTACGGCTCTGCCATTAGCTTCTCCTAATGGGTGATTTGCCCTTTTCTTACGTTTCATGTCTTGCATATTGTCATTTTGAGTTCCAGCAAATAGGTGTTTTGGATTAACACACTTAGGATTATCACAATGGTGGCAAATATATAGACCATCCGGTATAGGGCCTATAAATTGTTCATAAGCAAATATATGGGCAGAAATCGGTTTTCCTGAAATCCAGATTATTCCGGTACCTCTTTTTCCAGTGTGGTCGGTCCAAATCCAACAGGTTTTGGTTTTTCGTACTTTTCTCCAAAACCTAGTAATTGCTGGCTCTTTTTTCATGCTGATTCGCCGTCTGACCAATTATTTGGGTGGTATTCCAGACTTACAGGAGTGGGTACCCCTAGATCGTCGCCACTTTTTTCCATCAATTTAGATATATTTCTAAGAATAGGCAAATTACCCTTATTTATAACAAATGGAAAATCAAAAACTACTTCATCATGAATCTGCATTACCATATACGCTTTGTATTCTGGTTTTTGATTGGCGTTGTAGTCGTCTAATAACGCTTGGCAACGAATCATAGCCTTCATCATCCACCAGCATGCTGATCCCTGGACGTGGTAATTGAGTGGGATCGTCGGCGAGATACTACCCCAGTTATTTCGAGAACACAGCAATGGATAGCCACGTTTTGGATCGACTGTCTTGTCCGGCATTGTCTCAACGTAACCATTCTTCTGGGCAAACTCAATCATCCTCTCATTGAGCTGTTTGATCTTCGTGAATCGACTGTTGATAATATGCTGCGCTCCAGTAACATGATATGCTCGGTCAGCCGTGCCGCTCTGTTCTACAGCTCCATATGTTACTGCAAAATTGCCATTTTTTGTCCACTGATACCAAGTAGACGCAAACAGCTTTTTTACGTCCTTGCCATACTTGGCAAATAAGTCTGGGTGTAAGATGTCAAACACAAGAAGATGATTGCTGCCGTAATAGGGCGGATCGTCTGGCCGCTCAAATAGATCAATCATATCCGTCTCACCCGACTCATAAGCGGGCAATCGCAGCTCAATGTTCTTTGCGTCCAAAGACCACCACTCACGACCAGATGCTGGCCCAAACATGTATCGAAGGTTGAATCCCTCCTGCTTACTGATGTTCTGCTCATTTGGATTCTGACTGCTCCACCGTAGAGTATCCGTACCTGTCGCATTCAACGATGGATGCAAGCAAAACCAATCAGGTTGATCAGTCAGTGGAATCCAGAACTTCCTATATCCCTCCATGTAGTTTAATGCGGTGTCACGCTTGCGTTTTCCCTTGAGCGATTTGACAAAAGTCAGTGCCTTACTATGGGCTGGCAGCGTCGCCTCCCAGTGCTCTAACACTGACTTGTCAAGACTCGGCTTACCCGTCTTCTTGCTAGATTTTTCTGCCTTGAGACCCAACGGTCCAAAAACAAAGTCTGTCAGCGATTTGTTGTTACCTGATTTTGGGAGCACTAAGTCGCAGCCTAATCCACCAGCGATTGTCCTGCATACTCGACCCGCCTTGCCACTTTCTGTTTCATAATCGCCCCGCAACTCTTCCAGTCGTTCGCCGCTAATTGTAATGCCCCGATCTTCCATAGCAACTACGATAGGCAACAACTTCAATCGTTCTTGATAGATTCGAGTCAACCCCCGCTGCTTCAATATCTCTGCCTGCCTCAGATAGAGTGGGAGCGTTACAGCACTATCGCCGTTGGCATATTCAGAGCAGACGGTCCACCACTCGTGATTTTCTGGGTAGCTTTCAGTCTCGGCAATCGCTCGCGGTAGCCACATATCGTATTTCCAAGTGCTCTCTTTGGCACTAGGCATCTCAGGTAGGCCAACCTTCGCCAGTCGCCAAGTCGGGTAGTCATTCTTGGCTAGCCGTCGCGCCTCTTGGGTTGCCTTCTTGACGCCATCCTCCAATGGTTCGATGTTGATTCCCAAATAGACCAACCCCATCGTTGTTAGGTCGTGCGGCTGATTGCTCGCCAATAGATGCCCGGCCAACAGTGTATCACGCACTTTCGTCCAATCCCATCGTAACTCCAAACCAGCGTCTTGAAACAAAAGATAGAGCATCTTATAATCGAACTTTGGATTTTGTAGTATCAGCTCGTCCGCTCGGTCAATCTCTTGCTGTATCTCCAATAAGTCAGATTTGATTACTTGCACTTTACGAGTCAGCGGATCGACTGGCCACTCCCACCAGCTGACTTCATCCCGCTGGTTACAGGTAGTCACCAAGAACGGTCTAGCCCCATGATAGCAGTCTAATCCTGTTGTCTCTGTATCAATAGAGATGATACGTCGTTTGATTTTCGGCATCTTATGTAACCTTAAACGCTTTCTTCCAATCGTCAAACGTCTGATACAACGGCGGGTACTCTACTCCGTCAATCACCAACCGCCATTTATCCCAAGAAGCCACATCGCCTTTGACAATCAAATCAGTGATTACATTTTCTCGCTCGGCATGAGTAGGACGGCGTAAACCTACCGCTGTTAATACTCGATGCCCATGCTGCAAAATAGCGGCATACTTCGCCTGCTGTATTTTACCTTGTTCTAGTAAGGCTTGTAGTCTACCATCATGAATAAAGTTGTGGCACAAGTGACACAGTGGAACCGTTTCTATGTAGACTGCCCTGCCACGTTGATAGTCAATTTGGTAGACCTCGTGTCCCTCCAACCACTGTCGATATTCAGCTACGCCCTTCCATATACCACAGGCGACACAGTGAAATGAAGTGCTTCGATAGGCAGCCTGCCGTGTTGCTTCCCACCACTTCGCCCCCAAGACTACTCGTGGTGCTATTCCGTGTAATGGGAGAGGGATATTTTCATTTAGTAGTATTTCAGGCCGTCTGACCCATTCTACTTTCGGTCTGGCAACTATGGACTTACGAAGCCGGTCAGCTAGCGACATCGGATTCCTTTTCCTCGGCAGGGAACACACCGACTACCGTTGCTCGCTTTCCCTGATCCGCCGCAAGCAATACATAGGACACTTGCAACTAGTTTCTGTTGTTCCTTTAATCTTCGTTGTTGCAAAAGTTTATCAGGTAGTTTTGGCATGGTGTTCGGCGATTCGCTGGTTGATTACATCTACGTACTCAGGTAGTTTTTCGATCAAAATAAAATCACGGTCGGTATTCAAACATGCTATCCCGGTTGTTCCACTACCAGCGCAGTTGTCCAAAACTAGATCGCCCTTATTGGTGTATGTCTTGATGAGATACTCAAAGAGGGCCACGGGTTTTTGTGTTGGGTGCAATTTACTACCGCAGTGTATTGAATAATTTTGAATTGATACAGGAAATCGCTTTGTTGGATCTGTTTTTTGGACAAAATGTGGGTTATCTGCAAACGAACCAATTATCCGATTATGCCTATTTCCGCCAGTTTTTGGTACAGCATATTTTTGGCCTACTGTCATTTGCGGGATATATTTTGTTTGCCGCTTTGAAAATACAAGTATATTTTCATGGGATTTCATTGGCTGTTTTTTAGATAATAACGGATTGCTTCCTTTGCCCTTATTCCAAATCCATTCATATCTAAACAGTTTAATGTTACTCATCACTAATGCACTTGTAAATGGTTGACTAGCAGTCAATACGATTGCTCCACCATCCTTGATTACACGGTTGTACTGTTCCCAAAGTGGTACAAATGGGATTATAGTATCCCACTTACACGCCGTTGTTCCATACGGTAGATCGCAAAGGATCATATCAATTGACTTAGGTTCAATATATTTCATCAAGTCTAAGCAATCGCCTTGATACGCTCGATTGCGTTTCAGCCTGATACTACTTAGTTTTGGCATAGTTATCCCAGGAAAGTTTATTCCACATCTTCGCCTCTTCCCAGATAATCTCTCTGTAGGAATAGTTCAGCATCTGGGCGAATAGAGCGACTGACTGACTCTTTGTTACGTCATAGGTTCTACGAACCATCATCTTGATAGCGGCGTCGCTGAATACCTCTTGCACTACGTCGCAAGCGGCAGCATAGAACTCAGATAATGACCTGAACCCAGAAGGCAGGTAGACCAACTCAGACATATCGTAGTGACCCCAGTCTTCTGGAAAATTGGTGTACAGTAACCGACCTTCACTTAGTAATTGATTAAACAGTCTAGTCCCTGGTAGCGGTGTCACGATCGTCACCTGGATGCTGTCTATACCACAGTCAACCATAAACTTCGCCCGGTCACGCAGCTTCTGTGGGGTATCGGTGTCTAATCCGATCATGAACGATCCGATCACGCCAATCCCGGCCTTGTGTATTCGGCTGAAGTCAAATCCGTATTTGAGGTTCTGCCGTTTGCTGACGATCTGCAACCCCTGCTCGTCGCCTGTCTCCAGCCCGACGAAGATCATACGAACTCCTGCTTCGCCGGCAGCCTGAAGAAAATCGTCTTCTTGGCAGACTCGCATCGGACACTGGATGATATATTCTTTCTTCGCCTGAGCCATTAACTTCAGGATTGCAATAGAGTCTAGCAGGTGTTGGTAGTTGAATCCGCGAAAATTATCGTCTACGACGAACACATAGTCACTCTTGATATTCTGCAGATCCTCTTCAACACGAGACAGTAGTTGCCGTCGAAACTTCTTACCGGAGAAGTCATGCACGGAGCAGAACGAGCAGTTTTCAGGGCACCCGCGTGATGTTGCTATTGAATCGACTGGGTATTCTGGTCTCAACACAGATCGGTCTGGTATGGTAAACCTAGATGCAGGACGGCCGATATACTGCGCCTGCAACTTATCTTGTCGGGCGTCCTGGCAAAGTTGGGACCATACCGATTCCGCCTCCCCGATTACTACAGACGTAAACCTTGCCATCGCCTCATCTGATCTGGCCCAGGCGTGAATACCGCCCAGCACAGTCGGTATTCCTAACTGCCTATATTGGGTAGATAACTCATAAGCACGGTTGACACGTGACGTAAATGATGTGATACCGACTAAATTGGCATCTGGTACTATCTCTGCTCTCCCATAGTTTTCATCCTGAACTACAATCTCCCAGTCGTCTGGCGTCATCTCAGCTAGCATTGCAAGAGCCAACGGAGGATGCTTAGACCGGTAATTATCAGATAGTCCAGCACGGCCAGATGATGCTGGATTGATCAAAACTAACTTCATAGCAGTCTTCCTTAACTGTCGTCAAATTGATCTACGAGAGGCAGCAGACGCGACTCAAATAATCCAATCTGACTATCAATCGTCTGCTTGAGTAATTTTATCTCTCGAAGCGCCGAGTCTGATTTTTCACATTGTACGATTGCCAAGATCGTTCGCTGTAATTTCTTACGCTGTTCTCGAATACCCATGATTGCTAGTACGGGTGGAAAAAGAGGCCAGCCACCAGTCGTTCCTACGACAAGATAAGAACGACTGGTGAACTGGCGCTAACCATCGGAAGCCCGTCTACTTCTGATGGTAATTAGCAATAGCTAGAAACGCTGTAACTCAGTAATTATCGCGACATTACGCCGCTACAGGACTTATTCTGCGCCTGTACTTACCTACCGCTATGTATTACGGCGACTACCTAGTCTACTGCTCCAGACTATCCCAGTCGATAGCCTTGTAGCTGGTTCCGTCATCGAGGTTCTTAAGGTTCACCGTCCTCTTTCCCTCGAACACGGCAACAACTTCGCAATCAACCGGCTTCTTCTTTCCGGCCGGTTTGTAGAGATAGATATCACCCTTCTCTGGCTTCCATTCCTTCTCAGGATCGTCAGAATCGGCTTCAGGAGCGTTGGCCGCCTCGATAGACTCAACGACTGCCGCCCATGACTCACACGCTTCAGCGTCTACTCCGGCTGCTTCGGCTAGTTTGACAAGTTTCACCTGGGCGTCTTCGTCTCCGCCGTCGGCTGCTTCCGCGAGTGACTCAATCGTCTCTTCTTCAGGTTTTGCCGTCTTCAACTTCGGCTTCGTAACAGATTTTGCCGTAGGCTTTTTGACCGATTTTTCTTCGGGTTCTTCAGCAACTTCCTCGGCTGGTTCCGTGCCATCGATAACTTCTTCGTTGCTCTCGTCCTCGACGTACTCGCAAGCGCCTCTCCACTCATGTTGCACGCGAGGTTCGACACCCTTGAACGGACCATCCGTCGCCTTCGATCCCTTCCAGGTGCGAAATCGGAAGTGCGGTTTCTCATCCTTGAGCGCGGCGACGATCGTTTCCAAGTCATCGAGGTCGGTGTCAGCAAGGTCAGCACCCAGCTTCTTCAACTCGTTCTGAACCCACTCGATATGGTCCATCACGGTTTTACGAGTACGCGACGGCGTGTCGCAAAGTGGTTCTGGACCGATCTGGGTACGAAGACCACGAACTGGCGACCCGTCGGCGATTGTCGTTGGAGACTTGACGATTCCTGCTGCTAAAAAGAAGTCTTTTCCCTTCATGTCACCAGTTTGGTAGATACCAAACTTACATTCAGTAAGTTGAGCTACTCCACCTTCGATGCCAGCTGGTAAATCAGACCCAGATCCATACTGCGCTTCCTCGGTTTTGTGGGCGTCGTACGCTTGACGCCCCTTCTGGCCCAATCGTGCGGCCAATCCACTTTGGCTAGTTTGCCTTGGCATAACTTTTTCCTTCTATAAAACGGGTTAAAACAAAAACGCAAAATTGCTAAGTAAGTAATTTGTCAATAGCCAGAGCGACTAACTATCTCTGCATCAGTTTCGACTACGACTTTCTCAGCGGCAGGATTACTACGATGGATCGCGTCGTAAACTTCTTTTCTATGTACTGGCATTTCCTTGGGGGCGTCGATTCCTAAACGGACCTTGTCCCCTCGGATTTCCACAACCATGATTGTAATGTCATCATTGATGACAATACTTTCGTTCTTTTTTCGGGATAACACAAGCATCTTGCTAACCTCCTTGATTGATGAGAGATAGAATCTTACTATGGTCAGGATCGACGATGCATTCAGGCACCTTGTATCCTTTAGGCATTCGGAACTTCGTGGTGAATATGTCGTGCGGTGCTGTTCGTGCGCAGTATTCAACTTCTTTAGTACGTACCGTCTGGGACACAACCTTGCCAGCAACTTTCACCTGTTTTGTAACCAACTTGGGACGGATGAACGTCTCAACGATGTAATCGACAGCCGGATTGAGCCAACCGACCACGGACGGCGTTAGCGCTGACGCCACAAACGGCATCAATAAGTCGCTGCTACTCTCCGTGTTGAACTCTCGCTCCTGCGCGACGATCACCACGTTACAAGATAGATTGAGTAAACTGCGTAACAACTCTTTCATCTTGATCGCCAGTTGCCCGTACTGCTGCTGCGAAGCTAATCCCCAACTGAGTTGCGGCGGTAGTTCATCAAGACCAAGAATCTCCTTAAGAACTAAATCTTGCAGACCGCTGGCGTGGTCTAAGACTACTGTATTATACCTCTCTTCGCTGCGCTGCCGTTCTGCTAATTCGGCTACTTCGTTGGATGATCTAACGGCGACTTGGGAGATCGTCTTACGATATTCGGCAGTATTGATCGACCGTAGCTCACCAGGTTGAGTTCCGCCGGAGCAGACGATGGCAAGAATTGGTTTGGGAAAAGTTGCCCACAGCGTCGTCTTTCCAGTACCGCTCCTACCATAGATGTTGATCTTCAGTCCGTCATCTTCTCCAAATGAGATAGGGGCGATGCGATCCCAAGCGCTGTCACCTTTTCTTACCGCTTTCTTCATACTCTGCTTAATCACGGTCGGCATCGAATTGTTCTCCATTTTCTAGGCGTTTTATTATTTCAGATACTACTGTTTCGTGCATCTGGTTTGCCAGATCGTCAGCATCAATTTGCTTGATAGACCAAGGACTGATAAAAGTAATCTCTCGTGTACAGTCAATGTCGTGGTATCTCTGATCGGCGGGATCAGTATGGAATGCCCGTGTTTCGTACATACTGTAGTTAGCATCCAATACACTGAATGTACAGTCTTCTGGGCGAATTCTACATAATCCCACCGTTGATACGACAATCTCAACTCGTAGATACTTGAGTAGCGTGTTGCGGCGGAATAGGCAACGATCTGCTAAACAATAGTGACCGGCCCACCCGCGTTCTATTCTATGAACAGTGGACTTTCTGCGCCGGTTTGTCTTAGAAGGGGATGTCATTTTTGTCTTCTACGACTGGTCCGCAGTCGCATAGTCCTGTAGTATGTAAGATAACCTGGATGTCTTGTAGTTCTTTTACTAGAGCATACGCGGTGTCTATCAAACGGTAAATCCGTTCCGCCAACTGCCTAGACGACACGCGAATGTCTGTCTGTTTAACCCGGTTAGATTTGTTTGTCAACTTCTTAGGTAATTTCGGCATTAGACGATTACTCCAATTCGTTGAACAGAGTAACTGCCTTTTGCAGACCGACAGTAGAGCCGGTCGCCAGGTACTCGTCCACTTCAGTCGATCCACTTTCTGCCAGCACGTTGTACAAGCCGAACGGCGTTCTTGAATGGATACCGTGACTAGCAGGGTCAAACGGATCGTCCAGATGCGTCGAGATGAACTCCCACCAGTCACAAAGACTCTCAAGCAGTGGATCAAGGCACTCACGTCTGAACCGAGTGATGTCTTGCTGAGTCACCTCAACCTTCCAACGCATGAAGAATTCCTGCGGTGATTCCTCTATTATATCTCGTAATCGTCCGTAATAATGCTCCAGCGTCTCTTCTGGCGTCGATCCCTTTGCCTTGTGCCGAACTATACTACCCCTGCCGCCACTCAGCGGCCGACGAATGACGTTGTAGCGGACCCCCGCCAAGTTTCCTTTTGGAAAACCGTCGCGTAACTCTTGTTTCAACTCTGTCTGCAAAGCAACCAAATACAGCATCGTCTGAAGGTCAAACTGCATCTGTCGCTTGATCTGCTCCTCGTTGATGTCTGCTTTGGTCTTATTTTCTTGTAGATAGATTCCAGCGGACTTTCCTTTGCCAATCAGATCGACGCTATCCCACTTACCTCGCAGCCGAACGACGCGCTTGGAGGGTAATTCGTAGGGTACATTGAACGAAACTTCCTGCAGCAGCGGGGTCCGTTGAACGACATCTTTGTGTTTAGCCCAGTACTGGACGTAGAGCGGAAACTGCGTCTTGCAGACGTTGTACCAATGCTGAACTTGTTCTTGTTGCGTCTGGTAGCGTTGACACAGTCCAACGGAATAGTTACGCAATGCATCTTGCCAAGACTTATTTTGAGCAAACCACTCTTCGCAGCAATGCCACATCTGGCCATATTCGAGCCGGTGATTAAATGAATCGGCAGATTGTAACCCGTCAATTACCAACAATCGAAACCGCTCACGACATAGGATGAATCGGTTTAGCAGAGACTGGGTGACACCGCCATTGCGACCAGTACTCTCTGGTCCTTCCCAAACTGGCGTTATTTGCTTCTTGACGAGTTTCTTCGTTCTTATGATAACCATCGTTCTCTCCAATTTGCTAGATAATACAGACGGACAGGAGCGGTCATGGGGGATACCAAACCCACCTCGGAGCGAGCTACGGACCGCTCCTGCCGTCTTTCAGTTGCTCGGTTTTACACAGTAGTAAGATTCTACCAAACCAAGCAACGTATCATGACGTAACTTTACTATTATAAACTATTTTCCAGGGGCTATTTATAACTCTGGGCAAAAATAAGGCCGCCAACATTTAACATGGCTTAGATTTAGTTGCACGGCGGATGAGAGAACTAACCTATCCTTATCTGTAAACTTCGGATGCTGTATTGTATCTATAAGCCACCAGGGTTTTCGATAATCGAGTAATGGTATAACGTCTGCAAGACCAATTGTAACGTCGTCATATTGATAGGTAATCAGTCTACCTGTACTTACTGAATATCGATCTGTAACTTTGTTTTGGTATTCAAACTTACGTTGGTACCCCGATCCTGACCAGTGTAGTAACAACACTCTTTTTGAAACTCGAATAACTGGGCCGTATTGTATGATTGTTTCTGGTAATTGGTTTGAAGTGGGTATCCACCCATTCTGATCATTCCAGGACGTAGTAACTTGCCCCATCGGTAGTATGCTACCAGTGGCTAATTTTACTGGGATAGTAACTCCAGCCAACGACAGTAACTGTAAGAACTTTCTACGAATCATGCTATTCTCTTTGATTTGACTTTCTTTGGTTTCTGGTTTATTGACTTGCACACTTTTTGGTACGCATCTAAGACAGGTGAAAACTCCTCTAAGAACTCAGAATATCTCTCGTACCGTTGCATCCATGCCAAAAAATCACCGTGAGCGCGTTCTAAAATGTTCTGCCGTAGTAATGGATTTTCCATAATTCTGTCAGCAGGGACATAATTTTTTTCGGAGATTCGTCCACACTGTTCTCGCTTGATATGCAAGAAAGCTACGACAGGCTTCGATATTTCTTTCGTATAAATGTTGACTTTCACAACATTGATATGACGAATAATATCCTGAGCTGTCTGTCGCCAATATACCATTGCAGCCGATTTTACATCTGATTTCATCAGGCCAAATAACGGACTACTCTTACGTAGACATTCGGATGTCAATTCATCTGGCGTTGGTTTACGTCCGTCAAACTTCTTTTGGTTAGACCACTTGAGTAACGCTTCACGTTGCTTTTTGTTGCCGTAACGTAAGTTTTCTGACAGAACTTTTTTATACTCAAATTTCAGTTTTGGCATTTGATTTTCCTTTCCAGCGGTTCCACTACTTTCCATCCCAGTCCAATCCGATCCACTACGGCAGTTCTGCTCCGTTCCATGCCAATCCTCGCCCTTCCACTCCGTTACAGCAGGTCCAGTCCATTCTTGTCATTTCCTTTCCTCTCCGGTACAGCGGTTCCTGTCTACTCTATTCCACTCCGATCCTTTCCGAGCCAATACAGATAGGCTACTTACCAGCTTCGACGATGAATCCACCACACTGACCTTGCTTTTTCTCAGCACGTAACTCGCAAAGGCCAATACATTGACCGGCGTACATGAATAAGTTAAACAATGTCTCTGGAGATAACGTCAGTGGGTTGTATTTGATGCGAATGTTGATTCGCCAATCAAAGAAAATTGGCCGATGCGCCATGCGTGGCACCGTCTTCTGCCCACTACCAATATTGACCGCTCTTACGTCGTGTTCCAGTCGTTTGAACTGGAGTAAGCATAATCCACCACTGTCTTCCAGTACCCAAAATGACCGTTGTATCAGTCCAACAGTTGTATTGTCGGTAATACCAGTGCTGCGAATCGCTGAGCAAGCACATTTCTTGATACCACTACACGGTACTCCGTAACGCGCCTTTAGACTGGGAGCAGCATACTTGCTATCAGGCAATACATAAAAGGACCTTATGTAGCATTCCTCCGGCGTTGGTGGAGCCTTGGGTACTGTTCTTCTAGCACCAGGGCCATAAGTTGCATCCAATTCTTCAGCTACGGCCAACTTGTTATTAACCAGTAATGGCCTATCTCCAACTAAGACTAGGTGTATCTCGGCCTGCATGAGAGGCGGGATGCTAATTAAATGCGGTTTACTTTGATTGTCGTCTTGCGGAGAACTAGCAGCAATTTTCTTAGACATTTTGGTATCCTTTAAGCTAGGGCGGTGAAAAACAACTCTACTATTATAAACTATTTTTCGAGGGCTATTTATAATTCGGCTACGGCGTCTTCTAAAGTTACGATGCACCGCTGAATTGCCAGTCCGCGTTGACTGACATCCATACGAAGTATCGCCGCTGGGTGGGTGATAGACGCCCACTGAACTGCCTTCTCTCCCCGTCTTCTTTCTATCTGTTCTGTTACTCTTGGAACCCACTTGTCTGCTAACTTACCGACCATGACGATCAGTTTAGGTTTACAGATTGAGATAAACTCAGCCAATCGTTCAGAGCAGGTTTTGATAGACTCTTCTGGCGGCTCACTGACCTTGTCGTTGCCGATCACTTCGCTAAATAACTTGACGATCACATCGCCGTGACACGGCTGTGGATAACAGTAGCAGCCCAATCGTTTTCCGGCAAGGGACTGCAGTTTGCCGACCAGTTTTAACTGCATGGGCAACCAATCGGCATACTTGTCGATGACCTCTGATCGAGTGCCATCTTTGCCGATGACGAACGGGTTGCCCCACTCAGACTGCCGGTCAATACGAACATCATACTCAGACTTTCGCATGTTGACGACGACTGGTGGCGGAACTCTTGGTATACATCCTACCAGATTCGTCAGACAATAGTCAAACTGTCCGTCAATCGCTCTGGCAAGAATATGATCCAGCAATTTACCGGCAGGGCCGATAAACGGAGAACCGAGAACGTCTTCTGAAACACCGGGCGCTTCACCGCAGAGTAGAATCGGGGCAGGTATTCTACCGCGAGCGAGCACCACGTTTGTTCTCTGAGAGCAGAGTAAGCACCGATCACAGTTTGACCACTTGCTTCGATGCTGCTGAAATAGTGACGTCATCGGCATTCCTATGTTGTAAATGGCATATTCTTGAACTTCAGCAAACTCTTATTCAGTTCGGCTGTCAAAACCGGAAGCACGGCGTCGCGCAACATCTCCATCGGCAGGTCTGCATCCACGCCGTGATCATACTTACCGCGACGGTTGTTAGGTACCTCGGTGCGTACGTACAGGTGGAACGTCATCGTCCCTTCGGTGATTCGCTTCTCGGCCCCCTGGATTAGATGCCGCATTATCTAGTTTTTGGGGTAGAACGAGCACCCCTTGGGGTAAGAGTAACTTGGGATCGGCTGGGTGCCGCATCGTACACACGTGTTACGCTTCCCGCCGTCAAACTGCTCGGCATGGCACGCCGGGCATCGAACGATGCGGCGTATCGACGGTTGGCTGTTCAATTTAGCTGGTAGATTCGGCATAATCTGCTCTCCCGAGAGATTGGTCTTGACGGTTAGAACTAAGGGCGTCTGATTAGTTAGCACCAAAAGATCAGATAGACCCATAGGATGACGACACCGCAGAATCCTAACGCTATCACCTTCAAATCGGCTAACATAACTGCCTCCTTACGAGACGGGCTTGGGACCGTTGCCTACCGTAGGCAGCGCATTAAGCCAGTTAACCTAAGTTGACTGGCTCCCTCTGCTACTTCAATCGCTTGAGCAGGTTCAGTATCCGTTCCGTCTTGGCTATCCCGATCTTCGAGATAGCGACGATGTCACGTTCGTCAAGTTGAGTGGCTGAACCGGAGGTCACGCCGGCCTTCTTACCATTCGTGGTTCTCGCATTATAAACCTGCTTCAAGGTCAACTTGAGTTCTTTAGCGACCTGCCCGGCCGGCAAGTTTGGTTTAACCGCGTCCCACTGAGCTACGCGGCTAGCTATGGACTGCTTCTCTAACTTCGCTCTGCGCTTCATAATGATTTACCTCCTTTCTCAATATGTCGATCCTCATTCCGACGGCCTTGGCCAACAGGAAGAAGGTTCTCAGTTGCGGAAATCGAGTGATTCGATTTCCTAAGTTATAAACAGTAGTAACTGAGACGCCTGCTAGATTGGCCAACCCGATCCAGGTCAGTCCCTCCTGATAGGCACGGTCGAATACCTCGTCCGTGATGCGTATCAAGAATCGCTCGTAGTGGGTCATCGTATTCTCCAAAAATGATGGTGGGGGGGGGTAAAATCGTAAACTGGGTAGACTAACTCCTGCAGTGCTCCTGCAGGGTGAACAGTAGGTGGTCGTAATCACTAGACCGGCATTTGTCCAGCACCGTACCGATTTCCTCGCTGGTCCATCCTTCCTTTCTAGCCTGACGCTGGAACGCCCCCATCAGCACGAAAGCGTTACCGTCTAGTCCGACAAGTTTGAGATGGACTGTCTTCTTTTTCTCTGATTTACATTTTATCTCGTTCATCTTGTTCTCCAAAAATTGATACCTGATTACCTAAGAAACGTACACTAGTTCGATTATCGCCCTGGTAATCGCCACATACACTAAATTGCGCTCCTGTTCTTGCTCCCAGACGCTCTTGGCCATAGGGTGGGGGCATGGGGCACCTTCCGGCCGCAGGAAGAATACTCGATCCGCCTCCATACCTTTTGCCTTGTGTATGGAACTTAGCTTGATGCCAGTTCCGCTCTTGTCGTCCGTAAAAATGGAATTGACCTTCTGGACGACCTGCATTGCATTTTGTAATTCACTGCAGAAGCACAGGAGGCAGTCGTGCTTGTCCTGGAGGTTGATCAGCCTGTTGTCGCTTGGGTTTCTCTTAGCACGCTCCTTAGTAGACTCGGTATGTAGCCAATCGTCTAACTGGGCAATAAGGTCCACGACGCTATGCCGTTCCAGCTCTACCTCGTCCTTGACCTTGAGCACCTTCTTGATGGTGCTGATGAGGCCCTGTCCAACGTCTCTTCCTTGTATTGTTGCCTTACGACCCAGCTTGAGAAATCGAAAGCACTCCGACACCAACGGGGCGTTGCAACGGCAGAGAACCATGTCGCCATTGCTGACCGACTTGCCGTACCAGCCGTTATTAGTCTGATTGCCTTCTTGCTTCTTGAAATTGGCCCTGCTGATTTTGCCTTCTGGGTTCGTCTCGAATGCCTCGAAGTCAGTTACAAACTGTTGAGCTTCTTTGACGACTGCCTTACTACACCGGCGTGTGACAGTGAGTGGTAGATGAATACAACCACGGTCAGTCGTTATCAATTCCTTTTCTACCCTCGCCATACTCTCAGCGTCTGCTCCTGCAAACCCGTAAATCGCCTGTTTCGGATCACCACACAGTATCAATCGGCGACCCGCCTGCTTGGCCAGTTCTTGTTGTACTTTTGATAAATCTTGGCATTCATCGACTAGCAGCAGGTCGTACTTGTAGACATTCAACGCCAGAACCACTGGCAACCAGATCATGTCGTTGAAGTCGATGCAGTTGTCGCGCTTCACATCCTTGCACCGCTCCAGAACGCGGGGAACTAGGTCAAAAATCTCAGACGAGTGGCCGTTGACTTCCACGTCGTAGTAGGAAGCAAGATCGGAAATCATCCCGTAATCATCCCCACCGATCGGGTTGACGAGGTTCATCTTGCACAGACCGACCAGCTCCTCCGTAGCCTTGATAACTTCAGGTTTACGTCGGCGTAGTTCACGGGTGTCTTGGCCTAGCAATTCGCTGATAATGTCCTGGACGCGATAGCTGTTGACAGCGACTTGGCCGAACGCCTTCTGCACGGCGCGGAAGCCGAGGCTGTGCATCGTCATTGCATCGCAACCCGCTGGTACTCGCTTCTGGAGTTCGGTGGCGATGCTCTTGTTGAAAGCGACGAAGCCGATTGTTTGCGCCCTTCCAGCACTCAACTCCATCTGCTCCCACACGGCAACCTGCTGGGGGCTAGGTACCAGGCTACTCTGGATGCCCTTGATTCGCTTCAGGCCCTCGATCAACGTGGTCGTCTTACCAGTTCCGGCTCGCGCTTCCACGACCAGGTGCGGGGCAATATCGACGCCCGTGTCCTTGGCCTGTCGCAGTCGGTCGGCCAATTTCTGGTGCCGGTCGCCGTAAATCTTTTCAGTCGGCTGGTCCGTCAAATTCGTTGGGATAGAAGGCGTCCTCTCTGTATCCGTCCGACTCTGCGTCGTAGAACGGGTGATTGTCGTAGTAGGGTCCGCTGGCTGCTTGGCTGCCTCCGACGTTACCTTTCGACAGGTGACGCACTGCTTCTGGTCATCCAGTGATGATCGGTCGAACAGTAAGTGGCACCGTGAGCAGCGAACGCGGGGAGATTTCTTCGACTTAGCCTGGGGGGATTTTGTTTTCATGATTTGTTTTCAGGTTATCTGGATTTGGGTTGGCGTACCTGGATAGAATTGAACTGACTGGCTAGCAGTCGACGATGCCACAATCGTTCCAGCACCTGCCGGCGTGCGTCTAGTTCTCCGGTGGCTCGTATGCTGGTACATGTAATCACTCGTTCTGCGCCCTCTACACCTTCCTCTCGGTCATCTCGCACGACGACTTCAATGACGTACTCCCGCATAATGCACCTCCTTGTATTGGTTAATCTAGTCGATCACCGGCGCTGGCTCTGATTCCCACCTTACGAAGGTAAGTAGCCATCGCCTGAGCATGAGCGACTTTACGTTCATAGCACTGACCTTAGTTTCGGATCCAAATACTGACGCCGCCATAGTAGTGTGGCTTGGCGTAGTCGTGCTTGACTAGCCACTTGGCAAACGCACTGGTGCCGGGACTGACGACCACCCAGGCAAATCCGCAGACTCCCTGAGACACGTCCCAGTGGGCTACAACCGGCGAATCATCATCCAGCGGATTGGCGTGTTGCTGAACAATCATCGGCCGTGGAGTCAATCGGGTAGCAGCCAGAGTGCCCTTGGCCTGCGCCGCGTGGTAGATCGTCTCGAACAGCAACTCATTGATCTCTCTTTTCTTCACGATTGAGTATCCTTTTTAATACGTAGTTTTCCTCGGGGATACCCCCGAGACTGCTTAGTATCACGGAACCGTTCTGCCTCACGTAGTGATATATCCCAACGTGGGCCCTCACCTTCAATCCAGTCTCTGGTGGCTGCGATCTTCTGCAACTTGATGAGCGTGCGAACGTACCGCACGCTACACCCGATGATCTCGGCTGCCTTACTTACAGTCATCACCCACCCCCTCAGGTATTTTTCGTGTAAATCTGTTCGATTTTTCTGTATTCTTTTTCTGTGAGTATAACACTATAAACAGCGAATCTGGCATTTTCCAAATCCTTAGACAGCAGACAATCGGAGCAGTTGGAGCAGTGGGAGCAGTGGGAGCAGCGGGAGCAGTTGGAGCAGTTGGAGCAGTGGAAGCAGTCGTAGCAGTCGTAGCAGTGGGAGCAGTGGGAGCAGTTGGAGCAGTTGGAGCAGTTGGAGCAGTGGAAGCAGTCGTAGCAGTCGTAGCAGTGGGAGCAGTGGGAGCAGTTGGAGCAGTTGGAGCAGTTGGAGCAGTGGGAAGATGATAGTGCAAGGAGTTCTTTCTTCGTTTTCACGCTAATAATCTGTTCTTTTGTAACAATCATTTTTGGTATCCTTTGTGTAACCTGCCTCATCAGTGCCAGTGGGTAAAATCTGGCAGACGGCCCGAAGGCCGTTTCGGCTAGTCAGCGCCGTAAAACGTGACTGACTTACACCAACTGTGGTGGCGTAACCACCAAATCAAACAAACATGCGGAGTGATTCCATCAGCAGCGGACCGCCAACGTAACTCCACGCCACAACCGAATAGGCAGACTGACACAGCTTCAATACCTCTGTTACCAGTTTCCGAATCATAATTACGATGCAGGCGAAACATTTTAGTATCCTTTAGGTTAGTGGTTTTCCTCATCACGTTAGCTATTATAAATAGTATCGGTCAAAAAGTAAATAGCCTAATAGGCTATTTTGAAAGATTTTCTAAAATAGTTATAAACTGTTATAGAGTAACAAGTTACGATACAAAGAAATAGCCCCCAAGAATGACCTGGGGGCTATTTTGTAGTATACAGGCGTATACTAGTCAACGGATTCACTCAAATTGCTGACACCAGAACGGATTACCGTTGGGCGACAGATACCCTGATACCCCAATCTTGGTATATTGGGGATTCAAGATGTTCGCCCGATGGCCACTACTGTTGAGCCAAGCGGCCATCACTGCGTCTGAGTCAGATTGGCCCATAGCGATGTTCTCGGCATGCCCAGACGAATGGATCATCTGTTGGTTGTTAGCCATCCATCCGCAGTGCCGACGAGCGCTGCGATGCAACTGAACATCCAATATCAGTGCTCGCAGGCCATACTTCTCACGTATAGCATTGACGGCCTTGAGTAGTCGAGATTCCGCTTCGTAGACCGGCGACTCGTCGACTACGGCACTCTCTGAGGCGGACGTACCACCGCTAGAAGAACAACCACCGCCTCGACCTCGCCGAATGCCGCGACCGAACGAATCACTAACCGCCGATATAACAATCAGACACGCAACGAACGTAACTAAGCAACGACGTAACATGATGCACTCCTCGGTTAAAGAAACAAGTGGATAGCCAAATTGGTAAACTGACCCATTAACTACTAGTTGATCGGCTGGCTATTCTGCAGATCGGACAGGGAGACGGTTCTCACGTTGCCAGCACCCTGGAATCCGTTGACCACGCGAAGTTTGGCGACCTTCAGTTGGTCGTTGATCTCCACGATCTTACCTTGCCACGACTCACCGTCGCGATCTATCGCCCAGGCAGAGTTGCCGATCTTGAACGTAGAAGCGGCTTTGGTTGACTGCTTGGAGGATCGTGCTTTCGGCATCTTCAGTTTGGTCTTTGCCGAACTGGACGGACGTTCTAGACGTAAATTGATTACGTCTACTTCCCACTCATTACCATCTTCTGTGGCCACCGTGGTACGTTCTACGTCATCATCGCAGAGATAGGGATCAGACGCTAGAGTGCCGAAGTAGTGGTCGCCGTCTTTGGCGAATACCCAAGCCTTGTCGCCCTCAGCCCAGTCTGCACCGGACTTACTGCCTGCATTAGGTGGAACAAACTTACCCGCTTTCTTAGGCGTAGTCGGCTTTATGGCCTTCTCCTTGACGGCCTTTGAACGGGCCTTGATCTCCTCTGGTGACGGATCTTTGGCGGCTATCTTGGCCTCATCAGCAGAAGAGGGGTCGCCCAGGTCGATACCACCGACCGTGGGATGCTCTGTCAAGACTGACGAACCACCTGGCGTTACATTAATCTGGAGTTCTAAATCATGCTTAGCAATCTTACCGGACTCGTCGTAGGCGATCCAGGCGTTCGCTAGGATGGCCCACCGTTCGGCATTGCTAGCTCCACCTAGTTCGATCCGTTCTGATAGATACTTACGCACTGCCTCCGTTTCGTTGCCGCCAGAGGCGAGCATAACGATGAAGTTACACGCCTTGTCCCACTGACTCCAATCCAGCATCGACTCGTCTGGATGCGCTGCTGATCGGTAGTCAGCCGAATCTGTAGTCGAGCAGCCCATTAGATAGCAGAGTCCTGCCGCGTAACCAGGACTGACATACCTACCGATACAATTCTCATCGCCGTTCTCCTCGTAAACGTGGCGAATCGCTTCCAATAGTCGCGGATGCCTGGTGACGAACCCTAGAGACTCTGAGTGGGTTCGGCGCGGGGCGAAGGCGTCGATGCCGGCGCCAGTGCGATGCCATAATAGGCGGACGGCGTAATCTGCCATACGAGCGCAAACCTTCCGTTCGTGGTTCTTCAGGTGGGCGAAGTGTTCGCTGCGGTAGATCACCTCCCATAGCGCACGAGGTTTGCACGTGTCCATCGTGTTGACCACCTCGTCGCTCTCGTCGACGCCGCTGACCACCAACTTGGCCATCGTCGGAGGCGCGTCCCAGTACTCGCCCCACTTCTCTCTGTCATCTTCCCACTCCTGTGCTGCTAACACAAGAGAGATCAGAGTGTGTTGCCCGTTGAGTAGTAGTCCGGTCTTGCCGACGATGATCGGTTCTCCGTTGAACCGCCAGCGACGCCGCAGGTGTTCTTGCTTCAGCGTCTGAAGATTTACCAAGTTGAGCGGGCGATTCTTCAGATTGTTGTGACATCGTATCTTCCGGTCGCGTGAATCCTTCAACATGAACGCCCCGCCGAACTTTACCGCCTCCGTCTCTTCCTGCCAGCCAAGTAGTTGCTTGGCATCATCGGCCGTGATAGCCGTCGCGTCGATGCACACATCCGCCGTGAGTGTAGGGTACGTAATTTCCCTTTCTTCGGCGACAGCATCTTTCTCTCTTGATCCACTAGAAACTGGTTTGCTCTTGACTACTGGCATCTTACCAATCCTTGTCAAAAAGGTTTAGAATCCGACGGCGGCAAAAATAGACCGCCGTTGCTTGCCTATTATAAATAGTCTAGGAAAATAAGTAAATAGGGGCCTGACTAATTTTTATAAGTCGTTGCCCGTATTATACTTATACTACTACGTAGTACTACGTAAGTAGACTCTCCCACCCTAATTATAATCTAAATTGGCTTGCGTAGTTATTTGACACCCCGTGAGAGGTTATCGCCGGTTAGTAAATCACCGTGAAGAAAAATTGGCAGTTCGATTAGCGTTTATAATAGTGCTCGTTCAAACTCATTTTGGAGGTATCTGACATGGTAAAAAAGCAGTCTAAAGTCGTTCGGCATCCTTGGGAACGCTGGTTTCGTAAGAAGAAGTTCACGCTAGTACAAGGCAAGGACTATCAGGGTATGACCCATGCGATGGGAGTCCAGGTTCGTAACGCGGCGTGCCGTCTAGGATTATCTGTGACAATATCTATCGCGCAAAATAAAATTACCCATTCTGATTGCCTACTTATTACAGTCTTAGGAGCGCGGTAATGCCCAAAATACCTAAACAAAATGGCAAGTACTATATCGGCGTTGATCCAGGGGCATCTGGTGGTTTGGCTGCTTTCTTGCCGTCGGGTAGAGTCCAAACTATTAAGATGCCAGCGACAGAACGAGATATATACGACTGGTTCTACCCGTGGGAGTATACCGACGCCGCTGCCGTAATAGAAAAGGTTGGTGGGTATATCGGTACCGGCCAGCCGGGCAGTGCCATGTTCAAGTTTGGCACTGGATACGGCGGATTGAGGATGGCAATGATTGCTAACGGTATACCGTTTGAAGAAATTACCCCTCAGAAATGGCAGCGGGCATTGGGTATTACGCCTAAGAAAAAAGAGGAGAGTAAGACGCAGTGGAAGAATCGACTGAAGGCGGTTGCCCAACAACTATTTCCGCATGTCATTATTACTCTTGCTACCGCTGATGCCATCTTAATTGCTGAATACTGTAAACGAAAACATCAAGGAACACTTGGAAGATGATACGTCGATCATGGATGCTAAATATAAGTTTAACCATATAGGAACAATTCTATGAAACTATCAGAATTTGATAAACTGCACAATCACCATCTCAAAGCCGAGCAGTTATTGAAGCATATCAACTCACTTTAGATAATCTAGGATGATACCCAGCCAAACTCCGTAGGCCATTGTCTAACACTGGGTAGGCCCGAGACATGTTATAAACTACCAGTGATCCGTTGAAGTGCCTTAGAACGTGACGTAGGTAGTTAGAATTGGGTGTCGTCGGGAGTCGCTGGGGATTATATCTGGCTTATGTCCACTGGAGTGCCGTCGCCCCACGTAACTCGGCAAGCATCCCCCTGTTTAGCCTGCCATAACTGCCAGAACCTGACGCGGTCTATGGCCTGATCTGCCGATACTAAAAACAGACTAGTCTGACCAGCACAAGAGCAGTTTAATTGCAATCCTATCGGATTAACTACACGGCATCGGACGACTTTAATACGACCGTCGATGACGGCTCGGCAATCTAAACTATCGTCTTGATAGTCGCTACTCAGATTGTAATTACCCAACAGTAATCGCAGCAAAATCTTCTGTATCCATTTTAGCATGAATCACCTACTGATAGGAGGTAGTGCTGTGTCGCAGGCGATAGACACCTGGCAGATCAACTGCCAGAACGTCACCAGAGATTTCGCAGAAGTGCCGGAAACTCACGTCGTCCTTGAAGTCGCCAAACGGCGTAGATGTAGGTCGTTGGTATCGAGCATTCTGGTCCAAGTAACCATGGCAACGAGCAAAATCCCCATCGACGATCTGAATACCGCCGATAGCTCTGTTGTATTGCTTATTAACAAACTCTACCGGGTCAATATCAATCAATCCTGGTTTAACCGCCTTCGCCAACGCCTGATCGCCCGTCGCGTGGTCCCTATGAATCTGGATTGTTTGCGGATAGACCATCTTTGTCTGATTATCCCAAACATAATTTGCCAATGAGTCTAAAACACCGTCGCGAAAGACGTGATCAACATCGGTAAACCAAACTATATCGGCCGCAGTTTCTAATGCCGCGTCGTTACGGCCAATACATCGCCGACCCAAGTGCTGTCTGTCGTAGGCCAAATAATTTAGTGATACACCGTCAACTACTGGGGACAAACCATAAAACCAATCTAAAACACGTTTTGTCTTCTGATCCGTGGTACAATAGCACACGGTGACTTCTACCTGACACTCTTTGGGTGGATGTAGCCATAGAGAACTGAGTTGGTAATTTAGACAAGCAGCATAGTGCGGCAGCACCTCGGCGTACGCATGGGTCACTATCTCGATCGTCTTCATGGTACCATCCTTTGCACTAGTAGTAGTCGAACATCTCAGCCATCTCACGTTCAGCCCGCATCACCTGGTCATAGATGTCCCTAGAGAGGGGCCAGCGTATCTTCGGCGCGTTGATTGGGGGGCGTATCTGACCGTGCGGTATGCCGTAGGCGGTCAGTAGGTCGTAGAATCCAGGATTCATCCACTCGCAGCGGATGTAAGAGTCTGCAGCATACGCCAGCAACCGACTGCCTATGATCCCTGGGCAGAAGTCCAGGTAGCGTCTGACGGTGGTTTCTTTATCTACGTCTACTACCGTCATGAGGTAGGTTGCTAGGTAGTCACAGGGATGCCGGACCAGAGACACCTTCAGGTTAGTACCGCCATCGACGAAGAATGCCACGGGATCGGCCGCTGTATAGCCTCCGACCGGAGTCACTCCAGAATTACGGCAGGCATTCATAAAGTCGAAGACACCTGTGCCCCGCGCCGCAGCAAATCTGAATAGTCTGTAATCAATCATAGTTGTACCCACCAGACGTTACCAGCCGCTACGTAGACCGATAATTTTTGCTCGCCTGCCCACTCGTCTACGGCGCGCTTGACGCCGAACACACCTCGACGATCCCCCACGCCTCCGTAGTCATGACCGCTGAGTACACCGCCAGAAGCCACCTTCGGCTGCCAGGCGCGCAGGTCTTGGCAGACGTGATCGTAGGTATGTACGCCGTCGATGAATACGAAGTCCAGCGACTGATCTTGGCAAACTGACGCTGCTTCCAAGCTGGTCATCTGTAGTATAGTGACTCTGGGGTTGAACGGGTCAGTTAGTTGGCAGAACTCCTCGTGCGCCTTTCGTAGTTCTTGCATCTCTCTGACCATCGTGGGATTAAACGCACCTAACTCCCACGGATCGACGGCTGACAGGTACAGGTTAGGAAACGACTTGAGTAGGGCTGCCGACGTATGACCCCGCCAGACGCCGACTTCGCAACCCCACATGATGTCTTCCGCCGTAGAGTCTTCTACAATTTCTCGCAGTATATTGACCAAACTTCTGGCGTGCTTCCGCATAGCAGTATCCTTGGATTATCGGATTAAACGAACACTCGCTCCCACGTGAAGGGGATCGGTGTGTCTCTGGTGATACCTGATTCGTCGTCGGTCAGAGACAGACCCCACGGAGAGCGCTTGGGAGGCACCACGGTGATCGGTGATTCGTAGTATTGTAGCCACTTGGAATCACCCATCCAACCCCCATTCAACTGATCCAGTATCTCTCTAACAACTATCTCGTCATGCCAATAGAGAATGCTGGCGTCTTTGGACAGCATGCGCGCCAAGACCGTCTCCACAAAATCGATCCGGTTGAAATGATACCAGCGGCCTGAGACGGCAATACGGCCGTCGGCCGACTTGGACGATTTACCTGGCCTCGATCGCTTGTACCCGTAGGCCACGAATGTGCTGTCGCGACCTGCCAGACGGGATAGGACGTAGGGCCAATCCTGCTTCACATAGCAGACATCCCAGTCGCAATAGACGATCTCGCTGTGATCGAGCATTGCTTGGCGAATCATCTCGATCTTGTAGTACCACGGCCGCACCAGGTGTTTACCTGTAATTCGATCGGCTTGACCATCTGGCCATGGATCGTTGTTCAACAGGACGACCCGAGGAAATCCCAACCTTGTCAGGCGGTCAGCGTTGTCTTTCCCGTAGACGTAGATGTACTGGCAGTCTGGATTCGTCTCCTTGGCCCGCCACCGCCGTATGTGGTTGTACCACACGCGGTTCCACTTCGACAGCGGCGCATTGCTAGAACCCCACAAGACTCTGATCAATGCCGACATTACGAAGACCTTATTAAGACGAACGGATTGTACTTTCTACTCTTCTTCTCACCAAACAGTTGACGGTATCGATCCGTTGCTGTGTCATCTCGGACCATCCCATACTTGCTAAATAGAGACACTACATACTTCTCTGGACGCAGGTTGACGTGATCCTCTCGCTTCGTGTTGTAGGCATTCCAACTGACGATCAATCCCTTCTTAGGAATACTAGCTACGTTGCGTACCAAGACATCTTCGTACTGGGCTGGTACATGCTCGCCAACTTCGTAGAACAAACCCCAGTCGTATCTGTCAATCCAGGGACTGCAGTCGCCAGACACTAAATCTAACTGCTGAACTAGTCCACTAGATACCTGCTCGACATTCTCTGATCCATCAACTCCGTCGATCTTGAATCCCTCTCTTCTCAGCAGATAGACAAGCCATCCGACGCTCGATCCAATGTCTAAGATGCTCTCCCCCGGTTGAATTACTGACTTGATTGCATCTAGCAAATATATGGGTATTGCTTGACGTCGCATACGCCTAGAAACTCGTCTGGCATGGTTAGACTGCATGAAGTCAGGATAGGCACCGTGGTAGTCAGGCATTGTAATTATCTGTTGCGTGAATAGATTCAGGATTGACTAGCTACGATTACTACTTGATTGTAAGAAGAAGGGCACCACAGTAGGTCACGTACCGGTATGATCTTGTTGATCAGCCATATATACTCATCCAATGAAGCGCCAAAGCAGTCTCCGCCAGGATGTGGCAATGGACGGCCGTCTAATCGACATCCATGCGCCCACACGACGAATAACATACCAACCGACGTAAGTTGCTGAACCCATGTCGTCAAGCACTCTTCTGGTTTTGGCGAGTGGTCGAGACTATTCGTATAAACGAAATCAAACGCACCTGCCCACTCGTCTTTCTGTAGATGAAAGTCCCATTCAATCACGGTATTCTTATCGACTGGATTTAAGTCAGTTCCTAGTATTTTAGCCATACCAAACTTACTCTTGAGCAGTTCTACCTCGGTTCCGCAGCGCGCTCCATGACAGATACCGTGTTCTGGCGGCTTTGGTCGATTGGCATACCAGTAATTTGCTATACGATCGATCTGCCCAGGCATAGCGCCGGGTCGCCTGTTCGGCCTTCGCGTAGAACCCCGGCGCTGAGATGTCAGATACTCTTCGTAATCTTTGAACTGATATAGAATCATGAAATTACTTCTCTAGGTAAGTTCCGCATCCACTTGTTTGACTGCTCTGCCTCTTGCCGCCAACTCTGTACGTTTCCTACATTGCCTCGTAGGCACTCATCGTAGATCGGCCACCATAGATTCCAACCCTTCGGGCTCTTTTCCTTACGCACGTTACTGTCACCGTGATAGTGGCGTATTACTACGTCTTCGTCCTTTAAGCCAGGCGACTGATGAACTGGTGAACAGTTGTATCTACCCTGTTCTTTAATAGTCTTGAAGGAATAGCAAATCGGCGTAGGAACGATCTCCGAATCGAGAGAGTACTTTGTCTGCATCAGGTGTAATACCTTCTCGTCAGCAATATAAGTTCCACGTTTGATAGAGGCGGCTAAAGACCATTCAAGCCAGAGCGGAAGAACCAACGAATCAGGCTTACAGCACCAGACGCCGCCATTGACGCTAGGCCAGCGATAGCCAATCGTCTGGTCAATTAGTCTAGGGTCAATCTCTGGGTATTGGCGAAGCGTCTCTATCCGACTCCGCATCATGCTAGAATCAGTAGTCCAGTCGTTGAATTGGGTTGCTGCAAATCCGTACGTTTCTGCTGTATCAAATAGTAAATTCAACGGACCATGTACTGTAGTATCCGCGTCAAGATACAGAATCGTGTCTTCTGTAGAGAAAGAAGCGGCTAATCGTATCTTGTCAATAAACTGGTCGTTCTTTCCACGGTAATGCGGTTCTCTCCAATGTGGTTGGATACCTAGGCTTTTGTCTTTAGCTATCTGTTCCACGATAGAGATGGATTCGGACCAGGCATGTACCTCGGTTATTCCACTCCAGTGCTTACGCAGCGTGTAAATCGAGCAAAGAAGGTAGGGCGCGTGGGCTGCCCCACTCATCAGGTAGATTACTCGTCTCATAGTAGGCTTACCGGGTCACAGCAGTATTCTGCTTTGAACAGATTTGGTTTGACATATACAGCATCATACTGTCCGCTAGAAATCCTACCTGTGTGAATCCACTGCCGAAGAAATCCATTCCAAGTCAGCCACCGATGGACTTCCGTGGGACTACACCAGTCTGGTCCTGGCGGCTTTGAAGTCATCTCTACGTTGACCATATCAATCCATTTAACCAACTCACCCCCGCCTCGTAATGCCGCTAACTCGCTACCTTCACAGTCAAGCCATAACAGAATGCGGCCGGTTGCCTGGGTTGCTACGATGCACGAGTCTAGTCTGCGAGTGACTACTTTAATCTTCTCACAGCCGTTGGCACCGTCCATCTCGTAGAGTGATGAACCGTCCTTGTGGTGCTTCTTGACGTTGAATATGGCCTCTCCGTCTGAGTCTGAGATGGCGTGTTGAAAAAGAACTCCTGGATAGTCATCAGCGACGTTTGGGCACGGATCGAATCCGATGAATCGGACGCCAGGCCACTCCTCCTTAAGCACGTCTACCTCTTGGTGGTACTGGCCGATGCCAACCTGGATCACTGTGTCGGCCCGCCAACCTAGTACATCAGCAATCAGTCCGCAGGCGACTCCACTGCGACGAAGTAGTTTACTTGCGCACATCTGTTGTCTCCATCGCCTTCAAGTAGGCTTTTTGTACGTTGCCGTCGGTGGACCAGTGTTCCCACCCCAGATTCTTCATCTGTGGTCGAACAATAGGTAGTCCGAGACGAGCAGCGCAGTACCATATAAATCCATCTTGAGAAGGAACGGGCAGTAGACCATGACCGCAAGTCAATTCAGCCCACTCACTACATTTCCTAGTGAACTCAGTGTTGAAGAATCCGCACCAGCTGATGATCCTCGGATGACGAATCATCGACCAACCTGGTTTGGGCCGCAGATTCAACGGCGGTTTACTACGCAACTCTGTAAGCACGTCACCGTGAGTAGCCACCCAAGTATCTAGATCAACCATCTGGTTTGCTGGCTTGGTGAATCCCCAAGGTTGCGCTACGATCGCCGGATTATCTGAGAACCAATTTGGATCAATCCAGTTGTCTTGTCCCGTCGCCACAACGTCGGTATCTAACTTGAGCCAGAAGGGTGTATCGACCATCTTCGCCGTGGCATGTACAAACCCTGACAGCATACGATACCTTTGCGAGTCTGTCCACTTATCGGTTCCCGCCGGGTATTCAACGTCAGTCGGCGGCCAAGAATAACATTGAACGCCCGCGCCGCCTAGCGAATCGGTACCCAACAGATCGACGATTCTCGACGGTAAGACTTGCTGCCTGTCGTAGACGATCAAGATTGGGCAATCCATCGTGGACGGCTTGTGGCGTTGCCAAGTTTTCCAAGTCATCGCCAGTTGACTCAGGTGCCGATGATCGACGACTACGACTAGCGTGTAGTTAGGTAGGTTACTAGGCATCAGGTCCACCTTCGTCGAATCGCACGATGTCATCCTGCCGTACTACAGCGTCATCAACATCTACTGGCCAGTAGACCTCAACCATAGTACCTGATTCCAACACGCGGAACCTATGCAATACTCCAACGCCGACGCAGTGCGTATCTCCTGGAAGTAGAGTTTTTACGTGAAACTCTCCGCTCTGATACCATTCTTGAATCTGTACTATACCTGATATTACAGTGAACTGGTTGACTCGCATCTTATGCAGGTGACGCGAGCATTGGAATCCGGCGTTCAACTGTAGCAGACTCACGGCGGCATGTTCTGATGTGAACAGGTGTGATACGGTGCCCCACACTTTCGTCTCTTGTATCAACGGCATTGTAACCTTAATTCTTATCGTACCAGTGGCTCAGATTTGGCTGATCTTCTATTATACCTTTCGCCATGATCATTGCTTCGTCGAAAGGCAGGTAGGGAAAAGCACGAAGACCGCTATGCTGAAACGTATTATATACGGTTAAGCCGAACCGACTAAACACGCCGTCTTCTTGCATCTTAACTAACCAGTCGTTGACGGTAGCAAATTGAGCGTTATTGGATGCCGCTGCACCATCGTCTCTGGCTTGGTTAAAGGAATATCCGGTTATTCCTGGCGTCATTCGGAAGTCAACGCCGACTAGAAAGATCGTTCTAGCGCCTAAGTAATACAGTATTCTTAGAGCTAGTAGCATTGTACAGACGGTCTTTGCCTGGTTTGTGGCTGTAGCGCCTTTGTCGTGATTGCCCCAGCAGGCACCGTCTGACAGAAAGAACTGGTCATCTGGGGTCAACCAGGGATTTCGTTGGAAACCCCAGATGTTTGGGCAGTCAACCGTCGTCTTATCCAGGGATGAGAACACGCCGTTGATCTTCTTCCTCAGCAATCCGCGACGGTTGGAAGTAAGTTTCGGAGTTGGGACGAACTTCATAATACCTGGATCGAGCCAGATACTGTGACTGAACTTACTGGGGGGATCAGAGCAGACAAATGCTTGCGGTCGAATCCTTGGATGTCCAGCCATATTATTTACAGCCAACGACCATATCCCACGGCCCGATAATTTTTCCAATGGTTGATCGTTAGTGGAAGGTCCGCCGCATAGTAAGAAGGCAGGACAACCGGCGATTAGATTTCTTAGATCGTGCGTCTTTTGCCGCTGGCGATTTAAGATTATCAAGGAGTCCTGCCAGCGACTTAAAAATTGCAGGTTATCAATCTGTAGTTTAGTTCTACAATCGCTGCAGTCGGTAATCCCCCAACAGCAGGAAGTCTGCGCAATAGGTGACCAATTGGTGTAGACGCATCGGCTGTTTCCATCTTCCATTCTTTCATACCTCCCCTACTACGGTAATTATACCCCGATCTGCAAACCGTCAAACCGAGTCAGTATAACCTGTATAGGGGGGTATATAATACGGCAAAAATTATTTCTAAATACCTATTTACTTTTCAACCGATACTATTTATAATAGTGGTTAGTGGAAGACAAGAGCCCACCGGCCGGGCAACGAGGCCGGGGAGTCCGCTGCCGAGTGCGGGATGAGGAATGGGAGTACGGAAATGGCAAGCGAAACTGCGGAGATGGCCGCGATGCTGGACGGTTACGGCGACCGATTTTCCGGCAACAACTCACTGGATGAGGCGCAAGGATGGCTGGATGAGGAATTCTCCCGTGAGACAGCCGATCCGTGGTGTGAGATCGGCGTGTGGGATGCGGCCGTGGCTGCGGCCCTCCGGGATGCCGGCCTGACGCCACAGCAGGTGAGTGATGCCGCGGCAAAACTGGTCGATGGCATGGACGACGATGAGCGATGTGCCGCATACACGGATGGCAATCCCGTCTACAGCGTGTGCAACTGCGACACCTCGGTAGAGGCGATTATCGAGGCAGCCGACTAATACTCGGCGGCAGCCAGGATGCGGCAGAGCGTATCTACGAGGCGATTGAATCGGCGATCGAGGATGGATGCAAAAAAGTTGTCCGCAATTCAGGAAGGCCAGCGATGGCAGTACGAAGCGAGCAACGGGCATACTCGGCATGTTCGCATAATCGCAGGACCGGACGATCGCGGGAGAATCCAGATCAGGGCATTTATGAGTCGCTGCCAATGTGTTAGTAATTTGGACCGCTTTATTGCTCTTATAGAGGAATAAACAGAATTGGAGATAACCATGCCAAACATACAGTTTATTCCGAATGCCGCCAGAGAAGCCATTGCTTCCAAGGATATGGTTCTGGCCACCCTGCAAATAAATGGCAGTAGAGTTGATAGCGGCGAAATCGATTTTCGTATCAATTGTGAAGCGATGGGCCGAGTCTGCGCCGACACAAACCGGAAACACGAGGTTTTATGTGTCTTGAAAACGCTAATGGATACGATTTTGGACAATTACCCGAAGAGGTTGCCATGAAAAGCGTTCACGAAATGACTGCGGCAGAAATCAAGTCCATAAAAGACAGCGGCGCAACGGTGTATGGAGGCAGATTGTACCGGATCGACCCGCAATCCAAAAAGCCCATCTATTCCGACGTGGAGGATTTTAGCCTAAAGGCGCTTCGCACAACGATTCGCGGAATGCTTGGTCGAGGCTACATTCTCGATGAAGAATGGGCGAACCCACCGCCGCCCGATGATGGCAGTGGTGATTTTGAGGATGTCGCAGAGTGCAAACAGCGCCGCGTTCAGGGAACGAAGTGCATGGAGTCGATTGAGGGTAAAATCCTCTTGCCCGCAATCAATCCGGTCTTGTGCAACGACTCAGATTCGTTTGCCGTTTTTGTGCGAGAGGCAGACGGATTGCGGCTCATTAGTACGCATGAGAACGCCACCAAGGCGGACGCCGCCACCGACGAATGCAACCGAAACGATCCATCAAACGCCTACGATTGGGCGCATACGACCATTGAGCATTATTACCCACAAACACCCTAACGGAGATACCCATGTTACCCGATGATTGCGACCCGATCAAAAAACGCCAAGACAGTTACCGAAGTGCCGAGACGCTAATCAAGCACAAGGCAGCATTGCTGTACGACACGTTTGACGATAGCGAGCGTACATGCGTCCGGTTCGGAATGTTCCCGGCTGCAAAGATGAGGCAACTCGACGCCTCCCGCGACCGTCTGCCGCTGTACCGATACCGTCCAGGCACCGATGGGACGGGTCACGGAGACCACCATGAGCTGATCACAATGTGATTGATAGCGATTATCGCCCTGCCGTGTGAGTCAGGGCGGACCTCCGTGATACAGAGTACATCAAACTCGAATACGAGGCCGCAAGTTAATGACGGATATGGGGGCTTGACAATGAAGCGGTGGCATGACGATGAAACCGTGATGGTTCGGCAATCGAAGTTGTGGGGCATTTCCGTTGACTCCAAAAAGCCGCTAGGCAAGTTTCGGAAGAAACATGCACACGATTGTGGAAAGCCAAACTGTATGGTGTGTCATTGCGAAAAAGTTTTGGGGGTGCCGTTGCATAGAAACAGAATAGCTGACTTGTCGGCGAAAGAACAAATTGAGGGAGCCTGACCATGCAAACCATCATCAACCTTTTTCGCTCATTTGTTCCTTGGTTCGATCGTATCGAAAGTCTGGAATACCAAGTCAATTTCTGGCGTGACAGATACTACGAGGAGTCAATGGCCAGGACGGTTGACAACTGGAAACATTGGGACCAGTTGGATAAAGCTCAGTGGGACCATATCAGGGACGTGCGGGAACTTATTGCGAACAAGGGAGCCTGACCATGCCTTCCTTACCTAACCTTGCCCCATACGCTTTCTATGCCGCCGTGGCCGTGGGTTTCGTTGCCGCGTGGCTGAAGCGGTTGGAAGACCGGAAGCAGCGGGAAGCTGAGGAGCGATTCGAGAGAACGCTGAGGGCCATTCCTGAGAGTTGGTACGAAAACGAAAGGAAATAATTTGTGAGTATCAATGCAATAATCACTGGCGTAACTCGACTGCCCGACCTGACGGCACGATTGACTTTGGAGCAATTCAACAACGACCCTGCCGGGCAATCGGCCCTAATACTGGAGGGAGGGGTTCCAGATAACATCGAATCTGTAATTGGAACCCATATTTGGGGAGGCGCATCAAGCATTATGATCGGTGAAAAGCTGTGGGCAACTCGACACGGATACACACACATAAGACTCATCGCATAGGAACCGAAGCACAGACTATTTATTGTATATCCTGTTTCAAAAGGCCCCCACCCCATGACCGCACTACGCTTTATCGGCAAGGGCCTGGATAAACACTTACTTTAGGAGAATTGATTATGCTTAAAAAAGCGTTTACGTTGGTCGAGCTTTTGGTGGTCATCACGATTATCAGTATGCTGGTTGGTCTATTGCTTCCGGCCATGCAGTCCGTTCGTGGACGTGCCAGAATCACCCAATGCACAAACAATCAGCATGAACTTGCATTGGCAATCGCACAATATGATTCAGCCAAAAGGCACTTGCCCGGCGCATTAAACTTGGTTCGCGGAACAACGGTAGGCTGGGTGCCCGTGTTGTTTCCGTATCTCGGTCGCAATGACCTATGGAAGGATAATGAAGGCGGCATGAAAGGTTGGCGGTATGGACGCGACACGTCAACAGCAGATGGCGATGGCATTTCACCCACCCCGCGAATCCCGTCGCTAGTCTGCCCCGACGACAACGACACCACCGTTGAATGCCCGCTGTCTTATGTTGTCAATCTAGGCCTGTACAACGTCAACGTGAATAACACGTTCAACCAAAATGGCGATACCGGGCTGGTTGAAATATCTGGTTTGTTCCGAAACCACGCGGCAGGCGTCACTTGTCCGTCTCTGGCAAGCGTAACTTCCCGGGCTCAGACTGTAATGCTTGGCGAAAAGATCATCACGCCTGTATCGGCCGAAGGCGATTACGTGCCGTCAACGCCCACACCAAGCAGACAGTGGACCGATCAAATACTTGGCAGGCTTGGCTTCTCTTGGCCGAACTATCCGCCGCAGCCACTACCGGCCCCACAACCAACGATGCCAAATAGCGTGTTGTCGAACATGCTGGCTGGTACATTTTACGTCGATCCGCCAGGAAACGTCAAATACTGGTCGCCATTACCGTCGATCCATCCGGGTATTGTAATTGTCACATTCGCGGACGGGCACACAGAGACGGTATCGAGCGAACTTGAATGCCAAGTCTACCGGGCTATACCGTAGCGGCGACACCGCAAAGTGTTGGCCCCTCAATCCTGACAACCTCCAAAATGTTCATGCCTACAAAAAACAGATCGGCGTAGGCGTCGGGCATGAATCGCCAATAGTCTTTGGGATACTTATGGTCAGGGAACCCGTTGGCGGGCGTGGTGATTATCAGAATGCCACCCGGCGATAGGTGGCGACGACACGCCGCAACAGTTGCCATTGGGTCGGTATCGTGTTCCAGCATTTCGCAGCATAGAATCAAGCCGAACTGTTCTTGTAAATCAAGAGTGTGGGCGTCGGCAACTACATCCACGCCCGGCCCCGCTTCCAGGTCCACGCCGATATATCGCTGGCAGCCCGTCCACACCGATCGTGGCGAGCCGTTCACGTCTCGGCTGCCAATTTCCAGGATCGACGCCGGGGACGACGACCATCGCCCCTTCACGGTTTGCAGCCAATTGAGAATGTGAGGAGTCACATTGCACCCGTTGGGCGAGGTTCGCCAAGCAGATCATAAGCCGATTCCATCGGCCATAACAGCCAATTCCGGCAGGCTAGACTTTCTATGTGGTGCCACGGCTTGCTGCCAAGCCACACCTCTGCATGCATCCTCTCCCACGGCTGATTGGCAAAGTGACCGCCTCTTGCCCGATGCTCTACTGGGGCGTCCAGGCGGGCAATCCAATCGGACCGAGCCATCCAAAAGTTTCCAGCGAAGTGGGGGTAGTCTTTTGAGTCCTGCCAGTTTGCTCCTATCGCGTCGGCTACCGCGAGTTTTTGTAGATTCGCCCGCCAGTTGCCGATAATGAATCGGTTCATCATCCGCCGCCAGCCAACCTTGGCTAGGTCATTGGGTGTGCTGACGCCCTTGGTGTGGGCATAAAGAACGGCCCCGGTTGGATTCGCTTGGCAGTCCTCCCACAATCGCTGTAGCGTCGGCGTCTCGTAATACAGTAGATTTTCGCTGTGGTGGATCGTTGCCCAGGGCCAAATCGTCGATACCCAATCGGCCCCTTCACGCGGCCCCACGATGCAAGCCGTTGGGCGAAGGTCTAGGGCTGAAAAGATGGCTGCGTGTTCGCGTACCACGTCCCGATAGTTGCCCATAATGGCACAGTGATACCAGCACCGCAGCGGCAGTGGAGCAACGGAATTGGCCCGGCGTTCGGCCATACGGGCGTCGAAAGCGGATTGCGTGTGGTAGTTGCTCACGATACCATTTCTACGATGTATCCCCAGCAGTCGGCGCGGAAAAAGCGATATTTGCCGGTTTTAACCAAGGCGTTTGCGGCGGATAGCGGAAGATAGCCAATTTTTCTCCCCTTGAAATATCCCGATGACTTCGATAGGGCTTCTTGTTCGGTCATTTCAATCTCTCCTTTACAGATTTAGGCAATTGTTCCATTATACTTTCCGCCGTCCCGCCAACAACCTCATGCCACGGCCACGTGCAAGCGGCTGCCATAGCCTCTACCATTACTGCCGGGTGCCACACCGCACCAACCATCGACGGCTCGCTCGCAATCTCCCACTGGATCATTTCCACCCACTTCCGCAGCAAGGCCCCCTGCTCGCCCGCTGGTGCGTTCGCCCACGCAATAAGCCCAACGTCAATGTCAGTCTCTGGGTCGCGTGAGTAGCCCGTGTGGATGCCCTTGGCCCGTAACTCTGGCAAGGCTTCCTTTGGACATCGGAGTAATAGGCACGGTTGGTTATCGGGAGGTGCTACCCAGAACTTTGTGGGGTTCTCTCGCCCGTTGATGTCGCTCTTGTCACGCCGCTGCCCGGCAAGAAAAGGGTTGGGAGCGTATACGTGCCATTCTTTGTGC